GGTCTATTTCTATTTGTTGTCCCAAAGTTTTTTTGTTATTATAATCAATAAACGTGAATTTCGTTTTTAATAATATTGATAACTTATCTAAAATTATTCTATCACCTTTTAATTTCAATAATTTTTTATATTTCTTCTTTACTAATCTTTTATATGTTGAAGATTGTTCTATTTTATCTACAAATTTATGTGAACGCATAGTCTTTGTAGGATTCTTATCTAACATATGTCCTACTATCATATGTTGTAAATATTTATAACCTTCACCTTGCATTTTATATTTTAATATTACAACTAAAGTTGCAAATTCATCTGCTGTTAATGAAGACATCTCTACAAATCCATTGAAATATTTAACAAAGTATAGTTTTATCATTTCTATTTGGAATTCATTAGCTTTATAATATTTCTTATAAAAATTCTTTTCTTTTTCATCAATATCTATTTTTAAAGAATTTTTTAGTTTATTTATAACTGTTGTCTTATTAACATTACAGATTATTACATTGGAAACATCGATACGTGAAATCGTCATTTCCATTTTATCTTGTTGTGATAACGAATCATCACTATCTTTAACATCCGAAATTTCTTTAGGATATAAACCATATTTTTCCCTCGTAAAATTCCTGAAATCTGAAGATATAGTACTACGTATTAAAGCTATATTATGTGATGATTCATTATAATCAAGTTTTGGTATTATATTACTAACTATATTTTGTAATTTTTCTTCAGCGAAACTAACAAAATCTTTATCTCCACGCAATGCTTTTTGTTCCCATATTAATCCATCACGTTTCATTGATTTCTCTGTTTCATTCAAAATATAATTAAGTAATTTTTCTTTTAGATTTATACCTTTTCCACATATCTTAAATAATGGATTATAATATTCATCTATTAAAAACGTCTTTTTATTAATAGATGAAAATCTGTGTATATAATGCAATATAAGTGGAATCATTAAATTTGTACACATTGCCATTCTATATAAAATGGTGTTATGTTTATCTGTAAAAGATGCTTCTTTTCCATATTTTGCTGTTTTATCATCATCTTCTATACTACGAATATTGTTTAATTTAACTAAATCGAATACTTGTTTGATTATAGGTTTTGTTATTATATGTGAATATAATAATTCAATGAACGAATCTTTAGATAAAATCGTTTCCCTTTCATCGAGTATTGTCTTTACTTTTAGTAATGCAGTCATATATCTATTCTCAGGATCATAGAACTTTATGAAATAATTTAAATGATCACATATTAGAGGTATCTGATTTCTATATTTAGATTTAGCTGTAAAAATAGAAATAGTACTATTCTCTAATTTATAATTTAGTTTTCTTTCAAAGAAAACTGTAATTATTCCACTATCAGGAACGAATATCAAATCGTCTTCTGGAACATCTTTTATCCAATCCTGATATAAAATTTTATTTTTCAACGAAATCACCCTCCTATCAATGTTATAATATATAATTGAAAACATTATATATTACATCATCCTTTCTTTTTAATAACATTGACACTAGATTTTGTTTTTTTACTCTTGCCAATATGATTTATTTTACCCCTGTTATTTGCTTTAGTTTTCTTTATATAATTAACACCTGATTTTGTTTTATTACTTTTACCAATATGATTCATTTTACTTTTTTCTATCTTATCTTGTTTTTTAGTTTCATTTTTCTTAGCTTGTTTTACAGCTTTTGCTGTTTTTATTTCTTGTAATATAACACTATCTTTTCTTATTTCTCTAATTAATTTCTTATAATTAGAATCAGAATGTCTTTTTAAATAATTTTTATTCATTAATTCAGAATGTTCAATTAAATATTTACAAGCATAGTAAATAGATTTTTCATATCCCATTATTCTACCTGGATTTCTTGATACTGGTGGTTTCTTAAGTACATTTACATCAAACTTATTATAAAAATCTACAATAAGCATTTTATTTTCTTTTGCAACATACGCATATGTGTATATAAAACTTGGTGAATTTGAAAATAGTTTTATATCATATCTTTTTACTGTTGTATCGAGTTTTTGGGTTGTTTTAGTAGGATAAAAACCTATTATTACATCATAAGTATTTTCTCTATCAGGATCTTCTGTCATTATAATAAAGTGAAAAAAGAACTTATCTTTTTTCTTATATATATTAATTTCAAATTCATGTCTATTTATCAATTGTGTATATCTGTTGTCTAAATCTTTTAATAAAGAATTTTTACCAGGGATTACTGCCCCTTTACCAACAGGATTTTTTAAGAACTCATCAATATTCATTTTTTAACCTCCTCATATATTAAATGTATGTTGTAAATTAAATTAAAAAAAATAGAAATGATTAATAAATCATTTCTATTCACATGATTATTTATTCAAATAACATATGCCTTTTAATCCATATAATCTCACGTCAGATGCAGGTATTTTTTCATTCTCATATATTTTAAAATTATTACGTCTATTTACAACCATTAACCATCCTACACCAAATTTAATATTTTTTCTTTCACATAATACTTTAAAATATTTATTTAATTCTTTACTTTCATCTTTAGAACATTTAAAATATCTGACTCCTTGTAAAGCATTTAAATTGATAGCTATATTTTTAAATAATGTTTTAATATTCATATTTTTACTATTACATAAATCAAATAAAACATTTCCTAATAATATAGCTATATTATACAATTCAAAATTTTTAAATTGATTTGATTGTATAGAATCAGAGTACATATCAATATTTAATGTGTTTAAACTATATTGATTTATTATATAATGATATATAAAATCAGAAGGTACTATTTCTATTAATAATTCATCTATTTTATTTCTAAGTTGTTTTACCAAATATAATAAATCGTCATGTCTATAATCCATTAATTTATTATAACATTCTATAATTTCGTTTTCTTCTATATACATATGATAATATTTGTTATTATAATATATATCAGGAATAAAAGTTATTTGTTCATCAGGTAAAAGTTCTATACAATAATCATATTTATCATTCTTTTTATATTTTTTAATTATACCAACACTTTTTATCATTGAAGAATTATTTTTATTTCGTTCTATAAATTTTTCCAATTTTTCATTTAATATAAGTTGAGTATGATCTGCCAAATATTCTTTACCTGAATGGAGATTTATTATAGTTATACAATTTTCATTTAATCTACTATATATGCCTCCTATTAAAGCTCTGAAATGAATAATAGAATTCTCACCTTTATAATATAAACCAGGTCTTTTCATAAATTGTTTTTCTTTATTTATATTTGGTCTATAATTATAATATATTTTATTTATATTATTATTTGTTGTTATATTCTTATTCATTGTTGTTTTACTTTTATCAACTGTTTTATTCTTATTCATTGTTGTTTTACTTTTATCAACTGCCTTACTTTTATCTACTGCTTTATTTTTATTATTATCATTACCTTCAATATTTAATAATTGTTTTTCTTTATTAGTCTTTAAAATATTTTTATTCTTGTCATTGTTTAAATTATTATCTTTCATTTTTACTTCTCCTTATAATTAAAATAAAAAATAGAATAAGATTTTGTCTTATTCTATTCTTATGTAAGCCCCTTTCCTTCCCATATATGTCACCACATATGAGTTGTACTCAAGTATAAAGATCAACCCTCACGAGTCAATCCCCGTTCCTTTTCATCTATATAAAATATAGATGCGTTGTACTAAGTCTAGGACTGATTCTAATGAATCAGTCCCCCGTTCCTTCCCATATATGTCACCACATATGAGTTGTACTAAGTGTGTTACTTGGACGAGGGAGGGTTAAGAATTTGCTCGTGTTCTAGAGGCTTAACATCCACCTAGCGACACTACACTCCATACTTAGAAGCTTAACATCTCCTAACGTCATGTGTGGTTACTACAAATTCAATGTTACCTAGAAGCTTAACATCTCCTAACCTAACACCTTTAATTATACCCTAGAGGCTTAACATCCACCTAGCGATATATCCTTCTGGCAACCTAGAGGCTTAACATCCACCTAGCGTTGCTGTCCTCCAATAATATTATTATTTATAGAATAAACTCTCGACTACAAGACGGGGTTAAGAATCATGCACATGCCCTAAAGACTTTATTATTCCTTAGCGACACTACACATCGCACCTAGAGACTTTATTATTCCCTAACCTAACACCTTTATTACACCCTAGAGACTTTATTATTCCCTAGCGATATATTCTTTTCATCTTTCATTTCCTTCTTATTTTTATCAATAAGTTGTACTTTGTGAATTATATTATATTAATATTTTGTTCTTAATCAAATTAATTTATACAAATGCATTATTTTCGTGAATTTTAAATGATTTTATTGTTGCTATGTCTATTCTAATATCATACCCAACAGGTTCTCTACATATACTTTCTATAGTAAATCTGTATTGCTTATCAATATAAATATCCGAATAGAAAATATATGGATTATCTGTATCTAAGAAATATTCCACAACAACATTATTTTCTATTTGATTTCTATACTCACCTATTAACGCATAAGCTTCTCTGCTGTTTCCAGCAGTAAATGTTTTACCAGTTAATTCTTCTAAAATAATAAAATATACTTGTTGTTTTACACTTACAGGATTAGGTTCAACACCTCTCCATTTTTTAGTTCCTCTAATATTCATATCTAATACCTCCTTAAAAAAATAAAAAATAGAAGACATTAAAAAATGTCTTCTATATCAAATTGTTGAACTAAAAGATAAATCACTTTCAGGTTATAATGGGCTCAATAATCCCGAACCAACAGGGCTCAATAATCCCCTAAGAAAACCATATTTCATATCTATTCATTTATATATATATATATATATATATATAATTATTTTATTTATCTTTTACATTATTGTTATAATATACTCCACTCCTTTTAAAATTTAATAATATTATAATATTTCGTTAAATGATTCTCTAAGGACTTCTTTTATTGAATCTATATAATCATATAACTCTTTCTTTTGTGTTTCATTTATTCTATTATTTGAAAATAGATATATGATAACATTATTACTAACATGATTCCAGAAAGCATTACAAGAGTTATTTATATAGTTCTCAGTAACTACTTCGTCTATCAATATACTTTTTATTATTGGGCGTAATGCTATATCTATAGCATCGTTTATCCCTTTTTTTACAAATAGATATTCATTTTCTTGTATTTCACATTTCTTAGGTATTTCGATATCTGATAATTTTGTTTTAATTATTATATTCATTTTTTTTAATTTTATAAAGTTTCTAATCATTCTCATTGTAAAATCCCCTTTAATTTATATATTTCACTTATATTATATATAATTGAAATGATTATGTTTTACGAATAAGAGGATATCTAATAATATCCTCTTATTCGTTATATTAAATTGATATTAATTGATTACTTCCTAATAATAATCCTATTATAGATGTTGTTGCTTTTAATACTTCTATATCAGTCATGCAACTGTTAATTATATCTTTATTTAATCGATTGTCATCAGTTATGTCTATAACTCCTCCATATAACATTGCACTATCACATTGAGTTTTAACATCAACAAAATCAATAGGATTATTTTTATATTTATTATTTATTAATACTTGAACTACTCCAACAAAAGCATTATCTATTATTGTTAACATATTAAATTTATTTTTTTGTTCATCATCAAAATCTTTATTATTTTTATATACATTCATATCAGCTGCTAATTCTAATATTGCTTTTCTTATTGCTGTACTTTGACCTGGTACATATCCGTAAAGATATGCAGATTCACAAGCTTTAACAGCATCTTCTACTAAGTCGTAATTAGCAGATTTTTCTAATTCAGTAAATCCACCAACATTTATTACACCCATTCTACAATGCATTTTAGATAATCTTTGTTTTGCATTTATTAATGCATCTGTTATATGAGCACTTTTTTCTGATGCTTCCATTACTTCATTATATTTGTTAACTGCATCATCGTGTAGTAATTTAAACATTGCTTCGTTTTTATTAGAGAATCCAGATATAGTAGTAGAACCTTCTCCTATAACTATACTATCAACTCTACCTAAAAATTCCTCAGGATCATAGTCTATTTTACTTTCTAATATATCAGCAGCAACTTGTTCTGACATTATTTGAGCACCAACTAAAGCTCCAAAATCTTCATATAAATTATTATAATGGTTATTTATCAAACCACATCTAACATAAACTGCAGAAGTTGATTGTGTAAATTTAAATTCATGCATTAAAGTTCTTCTAAAAGTTTGTAATAGATGAGAATCATAGAATGGAGCAATAACAACTAATCTTTTATCTTTTTGAACTGCTTTATCTAATGCTGGTTTTATTATTTTATCATAATATTCTTGTTCTATTCTATGATCAAACATAAGTATTTCAGGTTCTTTTATTGAACAAGTACCATCATCTGAATTTACAAATATTTTATCTATATATTTCATAAATTGCATTTTATATCCTTCTATTATTTCATAATTAGTTTCAGCACCTTTTGCTTTATTATATTCTATAGCAGGATTAGATGTTTGAAGATAGATATATCTTATTATTTCAGGTATAGTTGTATCGCCGTTTGTTGCTACATATGCTAATTTATATATTTCTTCTAAATTACCATCTTTATCTATTTCTATAGCATTTTCTCTTATTTTATCACATATTTCATCTACAACAACTGCTAATAAATCCATAAAATCTTTAGATCTCATTGATTTTATTTCTTCATTTTCATTCATATATTTTAATAATTGGTCTGCTGCTATTGTTGCAGTAGTAGTACCATCACCAACTTTTATTGCTACTTGTGTTGCTATTTTAAATAATAAATCCATTATTGTTTGTTGTACATCATCTCTGAAATTTATATATTTCATAGTTTGATGACCGTCTTTTGTAAACATAACATCAGTCTTTTTTTGTATAACTGTGTTACAACCATAAGGTCCATAAGTTGATTTTAATATATCAGCTACTTTATTGAACACTAAAGAAACTCTTTCTTTATATTCACTTTCACATATTACGTTATTAAGCATATCTATTTTGTTTTCCATTTTATTTTACCCCCTATACAAATCTTATTTGTGATACTTTGTCAATATTATATATTCTTTTATTTTCTCCAATGTCAACAAAATCTGAAGCTATTGTCACTATTTGACATCTAATATCTTCTGATTCTAATATTTTTTTATAGTGTTCCATATATAATTCACTTATATATACATATTCATCATCATAACTATTTATTTTACCAACTATAGCATCTGGTAACATTTCTGTTCTTTCTCTAAAATTATTAACATCGTTAAATGGTAATAATATATTACCACAATTTTCAATATATTCATCCAATGCTTTTTTTAAAGAATTTTCTTCAAATTTAATACCATTACCATTAAATTCCCCTGTTTTTACTAATCTTTTTACTTTATACATCATTTTTCCTCCTTAAGCATAAATCTATTTTTTAAAATTGATATAAGCTCATTAAAATATGATGAGCCATTATCTAATATGGTGGCTTTTTTAAAGCCACCATAGTTAAACCATATTGCATCATTTCGTCCATTCCTTCTAATTCAGGAATTGTTTCAAAACAATCATCTATAAAATTTATAGTATCTATGATATCTATGCAATCTTGACTGTCTCCAATACATTGAGAACTAACTCTTATATGATATATTTCTTTATAAAATTCTTCATCTTTTATATTTTTAATTAATTTAATATTTTTATTCATTTCTAGTATTATCTCCTTCCAATATTAATCTAGTATCATATAATAGGAGATCTATTATATTATTTAATACAGTAACTTCTTTTTTTCTTTCATTGTATTGTTGTAAACCGTTTCTTATATTTATTGTCATAGTATATATATTTTTTAATATAATTAATTCATCTTCTTCTTTACAAGAATAACAGAAATTATAATTATCATATATTGTTATATAATTAGATATTAAATCTAATATAGGTTTTAATATTTCGTTATTTTTATTTTCTGTTATTATATTTTGTAATTCAAACATAGTTTGACCTTTTACTTCAAATCTATATCTTAGTATACCTAATAATTCTCTTATTTCTTTTCCAGAATCAGAAGCAGGTATAGAATTATTATATAAATCAACACATTTACGTAACATCATTACAGTAAAACCATATTGCATATTAGTTATTATTGTTTCTGATTTAAAAACTTCACTAAAACCTTTATCATATATTTCTATATCTATCATTAAATCTATAAATTCTTCTTTATAATCTGAAGAAGGATAAGAATTTTCTTCTTTGTATTGCTTTATTAATTCTTTCAATTTATCATAAAAAGCATCATCAGATATTTTTTTTACTATTTCTAATTCTTTCTTCATGAATAACAACACTCCTGTTCCACTATATTATTTGATTTAACAATATTTTCTTTTTTTGGTTGATAATAGTCTTTTACATTATCATCTTTTATAATTAAATCTATACTATCACCATTTACAAAACCATCAACATTCATAGCAGTTATAGATATGAATGTACAATCAAGATAATTACTTTGAGGAACAGCTAAAGTTAATAATTCCCATTCCATAAAACATTTATATTTATATTTCCATATATCATCAATTAAATATTCTGAACCAAATACTAATTGGTGGTCATTAAGTTTTCCTTTTTGTTCTTTTCTTATCCATAATCTACAACAAGTATTTCGTTCTACAAATTTAGTAACGAATTCTCGTAATGTCATTATAAAACCCTCCTATTTAATTATATTTTTAAAACTATATTAACCGAATAATCATATGTTTCAGCAGGAACTATATCAGTAACTCCTGCAACTTCAACATCTAGATATTTACTTTGCCATACCTTTTCATTTAGTATTTCATGAACCATACATCTAAAATTACAATCTGTGACTGTTCCTAAATATGTTGCATCTATAAATTCTTCACCATCAAATACATATATTTTAGATTCACCACCATCTTCTTTTTCAATCATATAGGCATCATGTTTCTTTATATTAGATAAAACAGTCACTGTTTTTAAATCATCTATATTTTTAGCAGATTTATCTAATATTATTTCTATATTACTAGCAAATTTTATTTGTTGTATTAATTGGTGTCCTCCTGGTATTTCTCTCCAAAGTTTTATTGTTGTGTTTGATTCTACAAATTCTTTTAAAAAATCTTTTAGTTTCATATGTTTATTTCCTCCCTGTAATTAAATTCATTTACTCTATCACAGTCTCTATCAAGATATTGGTGATAGAATATTTTTCCACAATGTTTACATTGTTTTATACTCCTACAATCATAGAGATTTATAGGATCACCATACACATTTGTTATGGTATATAAATCTTTATGATTGCAAGTTAATCTCTTCCATATTTTTTTAAACATTTATTCGACCTTTTTCATTTAAAAATTTTGCTACATTATCTAATGAATTAAAAAAATGTCCTCCGTTATTTTCTATCATGGTTCCTACTCTACGTAAAGATCTCATTTGACCTTCATCAAAAGAAACCATTGTGTTATCTAATGTTACATCTTTATATAATATACAAAATAAAGTTTTTTCAGGTTTTTTATTACTATCATCTACTACTTCGGCTATACTATAAACTCCTGTCATTAAAGGTGTTATAACATACAAACAATAATCACAAAGTACACGTTCTTTTAATTCTCTTAAATAACATTCTTCGTTCCAGTCATCTACTACTGGATTAAAATAATCTATTTGTAACATATCAATTAATCTTTCTCTCCAAGCAGATTCATTGCATGTTCCTCCAAGAAATACTTTCATTTATTCGTCCTCCTTATTTAAATAATTTAACAATTCTTTTATTTCTTCATCACTTTCAAATATTATTTCATCATTAGGTTCTTTTCTACATAAAAAACAGCTAATTGTTATTTTATCAAAAAAACATCCTCTTATAGATGTTCCCCAATTTAAAGTATCTATTATCAAATTTACTATTGTAATAAATTTAATATAATTATCTTCATTTTTTATATATTCAAAATTTTTTCTTGTTAATATAACATCCATTATTTCTAATATAGCTTTAACAAATTTTTCATCTAATGCTGAATCATATGTTGTTATATGAAATATATGATTCAAAATATAACTATTTTTAGCTTCTTTAAATGTTTCATGATTCATCAATTCAACATATTCTTGAAGATCTAATTTAAGTTTATCTATTTTTTCCATTTTTATTCCCTTTCATTAAATAATTTAAACCATATCCAAGATAAAAATCTTATATATAATTTTAATTTAGCACGATCCATTTTGATAATTATTTCTTCTATATCATTAGATACGTGTATTTTTCTATCTTTTATGGTAGTTATAACAGAACCAGAATCTTCTCGTATTATTTCTTTTATATTATCAGGATCAATTAATAATATTCTTGTGTAATCTTTATATCCTATTTTTTTAGATAATTTAACAAACATATTAATTCTCCTCAAGCAATATATTTTTTTCTGTTATAACATTTTGTATTTTTATAAAAAATTTAAAAATCCATATATTATTAGTTGGACTTATTTTTTCATTTGGTTTTTCTATATATTCAACAGATATAGGTTTTAATTCTATTTCTTGTATAGAATGTTTATGCATCATATTTTTTATTTCTTCTAAATCTATATCTTTATCTATTTCTTTTATTTTTTCGTTTATAAAATCCATGAATTTTTTTCTTATAGCTTCACCATCTTTAACACATTTATCATTCTCGTCACGACCAAGATATCCATAAAATTCATCGTCTTTAAAGACACCATCGGTTACATTTCTAATATAACCTCCATTAAAATTATCATGGAAATAATTTCCAAAATTCATTAAATATCTAACATTAGTGTCTGAATATTTAATTATCACGATTATTCACTCTCCTTTATTTTTGATAATAAAGATTCTGCTGTTTCTGTGAAACCTGTTCTTGGATGGATCATTTTTTCTATATCATATTTTAACATCATTTCTAACATTTCCTCTTCTGTGCTAATTTCAATATCAGCAGCATATAATTTAGCTCCACAATAAGGACAATAATTAATTGCTCCAACATAAGAAGTATTTAAAGTCCAAAGATCATTATCTGTATTTTTAACAAAATTTTCAATTTGTAAACTATTACCTGCAACTAAATCAACTGACATTTTTCTAATCATATTGTCAAACATACTGTTTACTATAGTAAACCAATTATTCTTTTTATTACTTTCACATTTTTCACACATACTCTTTTCTCCTCTCTATTTTTCATATTTACCTAAAACATTTCTTTTTGCTCTATCTTTTGTTCTATTATTTAATGCTTCTAAAGCTTTTTCTACATAATTTAATGCTTCAGCATTTTCATCACAATTATATGGACCTTGTTGATATGAAAATAAAACATCTTTTGCTATTTCTAATATATCAACTAACAATACTCCATGAATGGAATCTTTTCCATCTCTAGGTCCTTTTTGAAATTGTATTTCACCTACAACTGCATTTAAATCATATGTCTTTCTTCCTTTTTTTACTATTAAATATTGGTGATTTGCTTTATCTTCACTAACAACGTCTGTTGCATATATGTCATTTAATTTGTTTTCTTTTTGAACAGTTTCTATTTTTCTCATAGTTTTATACCTCCTAAAAGCATAACCATATAAATTATTAAACATATTATAGCTGCAAATTCCATAATACTAATCCTCCTTATATTGATAACCAAATTCTTCTAATATTTTTTTATATATTTCAGTTGGAACTGAGAAATTTCTAAGGAATATTGGTTCAACATTATGTTCTCTAAATATATTTTCTCGTTTAATATTAACTAAATTAGAATCAATATCTATTTGATTGTATGCTACATCAATATATTGATTTTGACCAACACACCATGTTTCAGTAAACATATTATTTTTATTTTCATTATAATAATGATACATTTCAGGTGCTAAAAAATTTAAAACATTTTCATCTACTGGTCTTAGTTCATTTGTTCTTTTATCAATAAAATAATTCATTTATAATTACCTCCAATATTATTATTTCATTTACAATTTTGTTAGGTTTCGTATAAAAAAAAATAAAGAGAGAATATTAATTCTCTCTTTATTTTTTATTAATTAGAATTCACCACGTTGGATATCTAGTATATCCAATTCCATCTCTGTTGTATCAATTCCTAATAATTTATTAAGTTCTATTATATCTTCCATATTGACAACGTCCATTGCTAGTTGTTCAATTTTTAAATCTTCCATTTCTATTAATTCCATTTCATAATTTTTCTTCATAATATTACCTCCAAATAATTATAATTTATTGAATAATCTATAAACCATTTTATATATTATTCACAGTTATAATATAGTATTGAAATTTCACGAATTACACCAGGAACATATAAAAAAATAAATAGAGGTAGCAAAGCTACCTCTATTTATCTTAGAATATTAAAATTATTAATATAGATATGATTATACAACTTATTCCTACACCTATTAATAATTTGCACATGTTTTTATAATATGTTATTTTTTCTATATAATCCCATTTTTCTTTAAATTGTTTTATATTCATTTTCATCAACATATTTACTTGATCCATTGGTATGTGTGAACCATCTTCTAATACTAAGTGTGGTAATGTTCTTTGTTGACAACATAATACTGAATATTCCATATCTCTTCTAACTCTATCTTCTTCACTTAATCTTCTTAATCTTTTTAATTTAAACATATAACTCCTCCTTATAATCTTTTAATATTTTTATAACAGTGTCAATACTGTTTTTATATAAATCTAATTTAGTTATAACGTGTTCAACTGCAAGTCTAACTTCATGATCTTGTTCTATTAATACAAAATTATGACTGTATAATTTAAAAGTATAGAACCCAAAACTATATTCTAAATTAAAACCAAAATCTAGTTTATTATTAAAAACATCATAATCATTTATGGCTATTCTTTTTATAAGTTCATCGTTTCTTTGCTCTATTTTATCATAAAAATCTGCTATATCTTCTAAATGTGATCTTGTTTCTGTAATTTGTTGTTTTCTTTTATTCAGTTCATCTAATAATAACTTATTATTGTCTTCTCTAAAGAAATCACCTTTATTAGAATCGAAATTGTCGGATGCTACTCTCACGTTTAATGTTGGTAAACCATATCCTATAGAATTTTTAATATATATATTTCCAATAAATGTTGAATATATATCATTTTTAATATATTCTGGTTTATTATTAACTATTAAAGTTATTTCATCTATTATGTCATCGGATGATGTTGATCCGTATATAGCATCCATGAAAAATTGTGTTCGCTGTTGTCGTAAAGACATTTCATCTTTTGCAGGACCAAATATAGAATGCATCATATCATCAGTACTCAATGCACCATCTGGAGCATTTATATCTATTTTATTTTTATATTCTACGTTCATATCAAAACTTTTTAACTCTCCATTAGCTTTAAGTTCATCTATAATGTTTTTTATTTTATATAACATATTATTTACCCTCCACTTGTTTTTTATAATACAACATAAGTTTCTTAGCTTCAGTACATCCATGTTTTTCAACATCTTTTTCTAATTTATCTATGTCTATTGTTGAATAACAAGATTTATCTACATCTGGAAATTTTATTTCAGTATTTCTAATTTCTTCACATAAACTATCATTTAATTTTATAAACTTTTTCATCCATTCTTCCATTTCACAAACCTCCTTAAAATATTTGGAGGAACATAGAAGTTCCTCCAAATAATAACTTTATTTACATAATCTGTTAATTATTTCTATTGTTATATCTATACTTCTATTAAATGTTTCTATATGTTGTATAGCTTCATCCATAGCTATTGGTAAGTTAGTTTTAGTCCCAACAAACCAAAATGATATATTGTTTATCATAAAGCTATATTCTTCGCCGTCAAAATCGATTGTAAAATCTGTTCTAGTTTCTTTATCTAAAACTGATATTTCATCATTTCTAAATAGATTTTTTAAAAATGAATTTTTATTTAAAACTTCATTTGCAAATTCTTTATATTCTTTAATCTTGTCAATTACAAGTTTAGCTTCATTTTGAAGTTCTCTTAATTTCGCGATATTGTCTAAATTAACTTCATATATTTCCATACCATTCATATCTGAAGTTATATAAACTGATGCTCCTGCATAATTTTCTAAATCCATAAAAATTAGTTTTCCTGGAATGTTATCATATCTATATTTCTTAATACCATTTTCCATAGGTACTAGAAATAATTTATTCACTCTTTCACCAGATTCTAAATCTTCATAATAACCTTCAATTAAACCTTCTTGTCTCATACTTTCTATTATTTTACTTATTTTTTCTACCATATTATTTACCTCCAATTTAATTAAATATTCATTATCTTAATTCTAATAAACGAAGAGCAATGTCTATTGATTTAAGATATATTTCTAATTTATCTATCATGTCATTTATAGCTTTAGATAAATCAATATCTTTAACTATAAATTTACAACTATCATGATTAACTAAAATTTCATATTTACCATATATAAATTCAATATTAATATCAACATCATATCTGCTATTATTTATAAAATAAATTTCATGATATGAATGACAATATTTATTGTCGAATCCCATTATTTCTTGATATGTCATAGCTTTAAATTGCTTAAATTTATCTAAAATGTTTTTATATACTCTTTCAGTAGAATTGATCATATCTATACTATTACATAATTTATATCCTGTATCACCGTCAAATCTAAAATTTATAGGTTCATCATATCTATACATAATTATTGTTATAGTGCCTAAAAGGTGATTGTTATTACGCCAATATTGACTTTCCCCTTCATCACCTCCAGGAATTAAAACTATTTTATCGCTACATGATGATAATGATAAATGTTTTATATAATTATCAACATTTATATTATTATAATTTATCAATGCTTTTTCTAATACATTTCCCCAGTTTTCCTTTTGTTTCTTTATATCCATCATAGTCACATCCCTCCAATTTATTTATTTTAAATGAAATAATTATTTATTTCATTCAATTACATTATATATAATTGATTTATTTATCTTTTTCACTTTCAGAAAACAATGCACTATAATGTTTATCTTCTAATTTCATTATAGGTAACATTCCTAATTTAAATAATCGATCATGTGATATTTCAACTAAATTATGTTTTAATACTAATCCGTTATTTTTCATTTCAAAATTATATCCTAATTCTCCTATTATTATTTCAGTATATTCTATCATATCATTATCTAATAATATTTTTGCATAATCAACATCATTTAATATATACGTAGTTGGTTTAATATCAAGAGATTCAACACATTCTTTAAAATCTCCATATACATACTCTATTTTATCACTTGTAAATGAACTAAAATATGTTTCCATATCATATACTGGTTGATATATTTGTCTATCCGTATGAATATATATTTTTTTAACTATTTTTTGACCTATTAGATTAAATAATTTAGAACCAAATGAAGTAAAAGGAGTATCAGTATATATACTATATAACTCTTTTTCAAATATTTCTAATAATCTATCACACTCTTCAAATTTATCTTCACTTGTAGCAATATATCTCAAAGGATTCTTATATAAACGTTCAATACATAATCTTTGTATGTTATCATGATTATGATTTACTAAATCATCTAATATTAAAACATCTCTTAATTCATCCCTATAATCTTTTATTAAAGTTTCTATTAATGTAACATATATTTGCTTTACTAAATCTTGATATGTTATAAATATATATTGGTCTCTTAAAGAGAAATAATTAGCATCCATTTTTTAACCTCCTTATAAAAAAATAATAGGGAGGAAAATCCTCCCTATTATTTTATAGTATATCTTGTAAATCACTCAATGATGTTGTTTGTGTTACGTTATTTTCAGGTGGTTTTCCTGTAGGATTGAAACTATTAGTAAACATTGAATTATTGTTACCTGAATCTAATGCCCCTATTTTAAGTCCTGTTTTAAGTACATTAGAATATATATTATCCCTATAATATTTATTGAAATATTTATCTGCATGATTATCAGCAACTTGATTAATTCTTACAAATTCTTTAAGCATTCCTTTAAAACATTCATATTCTGTTTGTACTTCACATACATTTTCGAATTTACCAGTAGTTGGATCAAAATCTTCTATCACTTGGTCATCTTTTATAAAAGTGTAGGAATATCTTTGATTTGGTATTCTTGTATCAGGATTTAATTCTCGACATATGTGTAACACAACATGAAGTGACTCTTCTTTCAATATAGTACTTACAACAACCATATTATTTGATGATGTTGTTATTCCTACAGATTTTTCTTTCTTATCATCTATAGCTTTATCTATAATTTTTTCTAATGATTTTAACAATGCTTCAACTTTATCTACTTTTAAAGCTATAGATATTTTAGTTTCATAATCATATACTTGCTTTTCTGTAGGTGTTTTTAATTTAGGATGGATAGTTAATGTTAGTTTATCATCCCAATATCTAATTTTAAGAGTTGATACTTCAAACCCTTTAGAATTTTTATATTGTGGTCCATCTGTATTAACAGAATCGTTCTTTTTATCTATATTACCATTATTATAATTTTCAAACATAATTTTACCTCCTAATATTCTTTTATTATTTTGTTAGTCTTGTGATAATATATTATCTAAAGTTTCAATTATTTTTTCTGTAGAAAAAGATTCGTGATCAACAGAATAATCATTACCCAAAATAACATTATTACATGCTTGTAATAATTCTATTTCATATTTCAATCTAGCTATTGCTAAACTTTTTCCTGCCATAAAATATGTTTCTGAATAATTAAGAAAAGCAGAATACGTAGAATTAGATATATTATCTAATTTATTTTGTAAGAAATCTAATTTCCTAATATTTTGACCTATAACTGCTGGTTTTAAAATACTTTCCATATTTTTATAACTTTCTATTTTTTCAGTATAAGTTTTCTTTAATGAATCAAAAGTTGTTAATTCAAACATTTATAATCCTCCTTTAAAAAAATAAGCTGGATAATATTTCATATCCAGCTATTTTACTATTTAGATTTTTTATTAGTTTTAGCCCAATCTGAAAATTCACCTTCAGAATAAGTTTCTTTTTCTTTAGGTTCTTCTTCTACTATGATTTTTCCAATATCATTACCAAACATATCTTCTGATAGCCAAGCATCATCTGTTTTTTCAGTTGATAATACTTCAGCATTAGAAACATCTTTTGCAATACCTTTTGCTATTTTATCATCTATGACTTCATTTTCTTCCTTTTCTTTTTTTTTTTATAATTATCCTTATTATTTAATAACTCTATAAAAGAGAAATTACAATCAGGATCATCGTCACATAGAGAAAATAGACACGTCTTCACTATCATTAGAATCATGTTTAGTATATTTTTTGTCAAATAAGTCTTCTTCTAATTCGTCAGGAATATATTCTTGATCAACCACAATTTGATCATCTAAATCGTCTTCTTCTTCATAATAATCATCATCAACTACTACTATTTCGTCATCATCATAATCATCATCATAATCATAATCGTCATCAATTACAACGATGTCTTCATCATCATAATCAAACTTTCCATTATTAATATCACGTTTTAAAATATTCATTAAATCCTCGATATAATTTTTACTCATAGTTTTACCTCCTATAAATCATTATCTTTTCTATTGAATGTAGGAATAAATCCACACCATTCTTCAAATGATGGGAAATCATAATGATAACCATCGCCTGATAAGAATATTTCATATTCTTTTTCTGCTATTTCTCTTATTTCTTTGAAAGTCTTATTTTCAAATTCTGAAGGATATGAATATGGCAATTGTTCTAACCAGTATTCTTTTTCTAAATTATCGCTTATGATCATGTCTTTATTTTTTAAATTTTTAGCATAGTTTTTATCCACATACTCTTTTATTGATTTTAGTTTATCCGCCTCATTTGATCGAATTATTAAAATTTTTTTATCCATATTTATTTTACCTCCTATAATATTATTAAAGATATTAGTCCTCTAAATAATCGACTAGTTTTATTATTACAGTTAAAATTCCTATAACTATTAAATATAAAGCTAACATAATTTTTAAGAAATCTACTGGATCTGTTCCTAACAACCATCCTGCTATTAAAGAACATATTATTATTTTTATAATAATAAGAAACCAATCTTTTATTTGTTTTTTTATATTTTTCATATACACAATACCTCCAATATCTTTATTCTTTCAAAGGTATAATATATAATTGAAAAATATATGTTTTACATCATAATATATAATTGTTAAATAATATATAAAAAATAAAAGGAAACAGAATTATCTGTTTCCTTTTTTATAATTTCCGTTTCGTATATCTTTAGTTCTTTTACATATTTCAACTATTAAATCTTTTATATGTTTTTTCATTAGATAAATCCTCCTTAGATTTACCCAATCTCCCTCCCCTTTTTTATTTAAAAACTTATTATATTTGAATAATGTGTAGTAGTTGAATTTGTTTTTATTGTATGAATTCCTAATGATTCTAGAACAGTGTTCATTTTACTTGTATTTGCATTTACTATACTATCATAATCTATATATGGTTTACACCATTCAGGTATACTGTGTATTTTTTTAGGTAATGCTAATACCATTAATGCTTTCTTTCTAACAGCTTCAATTCTACTTTCAAATATTTTTTCTTTTATATTTTTATATTCAACTGGATATTTATCCTTCATATCTTCTATAGTTTCTAATGATGGTATATTCAATAATACTATATCTATTTGGTCAGGAAATTCTATAGTTTGGTCTGGATAAATAACATTCCATGCATATGCTCCCCTAAATGATTGTTCTTGGAACGGTTCTTTATATGCTCCTTCTTGTTTAACCTTCATCGGACTTAAGAAAGTTTTCTCTCCTTTTGCTAATGATTCTTTGACTTTATTTGCTAAATCATCAACACCGTTTATTATATTTTTAATAACAATATCATCTTCTTCTTTTTCGAGTATTTCTTTTGCTATTAAATTAGTTATAAATTCTCTAGTAAAATCATTACATGTTGATTTAAGATGATCAACACCTTTATTATCTATTCATATACATGACCTTCCCTTAATAATATTTTACTCATATAACGTTTTTTAGTTTCAAATAACAACATTTTAAAAAATAAGAATTCGTTTTTCATATTTAGAAAATGTCTATATTCTGGTAATATACCAGAATTATCAGCAAATTTCATTAAATGTGAAGTAATTAATTTAGTTGCAACAAAACATATTGTATTTATAAAAATATAAACTAGATTCTTACTTCCTTTATTTAATATTTCTTTATCATCTTTAACAATTTCATTTAACATAAAATCTACCCAAGGACTCAATGTTAACATATTTGAATCCGTATCTATAGTACATACTGTATCTCTTGGGTCACAATTTAATCTACCTATTCTATTAAAAGCAAAATAATTGTACACAACAAAATTATTCAAATAATCCCAAAAGTTTTCTAAATCTTTGTGTATATTATCTGGTATATCATTTGGGTCTAAAAAATCATTTGTTTTACTAGTTAAATCAAATAACATTTTTCTTATTATAGGTAATTTACAAAATTCATATAAATTATTTTTATAATAAAGTTTATTCAATTCACTTTGAGATAACCCTTCTAATATATGCATGATAGGATATTCATAATTTTGTCTAAAATATATAAATTTTTTTCTTAATCTATAAAATACATCTTCTATTGATTTATTATCTAAAAATGAATCATCTATTGTATATTTTTCATTTAATATATTATTAACATACACTGCAAAGTCATCATAATCTATAAATTTAACATTATCAGAAAAGAAATTCTCAAAAGTACACATAGCTGTCGATATTAATGATTGACCAGTTGCAGTCGTAGAAACGGCACAATATAAATTATAGAAAAATGTTATAGGAGAACCTGCTCCACCATAATCTGAATTCATCGCACGTTTTTTTGTATTTTGACCTATATCTTTTATTTTATATTCATATGAATTTGGATTCAATGAATTTCTTTCATTTTTTAAATTATTTCTTTGTTCTTTTAATCCTATCAACATATGTATTGTAGGATTATATTCTTGATTTTGATTTTTGAATATTGTTCCATTTCCTGCTATTATAAAATTATTATCTTTAATCCATTGCATTAAAGATAATGCATCTACACGTTTAGTTTTTCTTAAATAATTATTATCTAATGTTGCTATTGGAACTTTTATATTATCTTGTAATATTTTTACAAGATAATCTTTTATTTGTTTATCAGTTAAAGTTGGATATGTTAATTTTACTGTTTGAGCCATTTGTCTAATCCAATCTTCAATAAAATAATTATTCATATCTATTTCCATACAATCACCTCTTATTTTTTTGTAATATGATTTATAAAAAAATATAACCCAGTGATTTTCACTGGGTTATATAAGTTTTCCTTCAGAACCAACATCTTGTTTTGTATAAAAACAAGGAATTGAATGATAAGTTCTTTCTTTTATTTGATCTACAGTAAAATTAAAATGATCTATAACTACAACATCATCAAATATAATATCAGGTAGTTCGTCTTTTTCTAAACCAAAAGTATTCAATATCGTACAATAATCTCCTAATGTTTTTTGTATTTCATCAGCTATTTCTGAAGAATCAGTTAAAAATATAACTGCATTGCTACTATTAAGTCTATCAATATCCTTCCAGTTACTATATATATTTAAAATTAAATTTTTTTTATTATTTGAATATCTTATTATATCAGGATATTTATCATCTTTTAAAATATTTATAACATCTCCATATTCTAATTCTTCAATATATTCTGTTTTTATTAGATTGAATTGTATAATATATTTACCTTTATTATAACTATCAGTGATATACATATCATCTTTCTTAATTTTACATATTGCTGTTATTAAAAATCTTGTATATTGTCTAAATTGTAATCTTCCTGATAATTCAAAATATTCAGAAGATTTTACATGTTGCACATATAATTTATCACTAAATCTATTTATTCCTATTATTTTATAAGTCATAGATACTATTTCATCTATTAATTGTATTGCGTTTTGTATTATATTATTTTGGTTTTCATTTGAATTTAAAATATCATATAATCTTTTTATACATATGTCTTTATCCACATAATTCGCTATATAGCATTCAGTTAATATTAAACTCATACATTTTTGATTTACAGCTGCTTGAATATTAAAACCATCATATAAATAATCTTTACATAATATATCTGAATACACTATACTAGAATCAACCATATCTTTTAGATTTTCCTTTGTAACTTCAATATCATTATCACTAAGCCAATCCAATATGTCTTTACTGTAATTAACTATCACTTTTTTACAATCTTCTATATTTATATTCATATTTATCATTTTATATTTCACTCCTATCTATTATTTCATTTACATCAGAAATTATATAACCATTCTCATATAAATATTTATATTTAGGATCATTTAACATCATTTCTTCCATTTTTTTAAAAGCATCTTCTTCATTACATGCTTCTATTTCTATTTCTTCTTTACCGTCTATATAAGCATTATAATCATAATGAATTAGTATTACATTATATTCACTCATAATATTAATCCTCCTCATAAATTTCAGAAAGTAACATCATATCCATTTCTTCTATGGATTCTTTTATATGATATATTCCATTTTCATATATTGTTACTTTTTCAAGCAACGCTTGATTTGTATTTTCTAATTCATCGTTTTTGTCTAACATTGAACAATATTTTCTATATAATATTCCATATTTATTTTTAAGCTCTTCTAATTCCTTATTTTTATCATCAATTATTTTATCTAATACTTTTATTCCAGTTTCTAATTCTTCTTTTTGAGCCATAAATTGTTGTATTATTAAATTTGAAACAGTTCCACTCATATTTTTTACCTCCTATATTTTAATTACTTTTTTGTTAATTTCGAAATAAAAAAATATCTATAAGGAAAATCCTTATAGATATTTATAAATCGTATTAGTCATCTATTCTAGGAACATAGTCTTCTAATGCAACATCTAACATACATTCCTTTAACATTGTTTCTGAAACAATAAATTCTTCATTTTGTTCTTCTTCAACTAAAGCAACATAAGACATAAATAAAGCACATAATACTTGACTCATATATTTGTCAAAATATAACGTTCCGTTTTTTATTTCACCCTTTATTTTTTTTGGTTCAGTATAATAATGTCCAATCAAATAATCTGCTAATATATCAGCTACACTATAAATATAATGCTTTCTCAGTCTATATTTCACTTCTTCTTTTGTTATTAATCCTTGATTTACCAAAAATTCAATAAAACTATCACATACACATTTGTTACTATTTGGTATAAATTCCTTAACACAGTCTGTAAATGAATACAGTTCTTTATCATTTATTATTTTTTTACTCATAAACATATCCTCCTTTATTAATATATGTGAAAATATAACCAGAATACATTTATTTATATTCTGGTTATATTATAACAAGAGAAAAAAATATAATATTACAGGGTGATTAAAAAGCAAAATATACTTCTTTACTTAATTGTTTATAAAAAAATAAATGGTATAGAATTCTATACCATTTATTTATAATTATTATTCAAAAATACTATTCAAATGATTTAATAATTCATCATCTGATTTATCAGTATCATTAGCTAATTCTACTGTATTTGTATCTATTAAATTATCCATTTCTTTAATTGTTAGATTGTATAGTTGATTATAAGTTTTAGCTTTTTCTAATATTCCTGTATCTGCTAATATCCCCACAATCGTTCTCTGTAAATTTTCCTTATTTATTGATTTGTTGAAATCTTTATCGTATTTTTTCTTAACATCATTTACCAATCTGTTCATCTTTTCTTGTTCTATTGGAAGATATACATACTCTTCATTGTCTATTTTTTCAGTTTTATAATTAGGTTTACCATCACCATTATCTTTAACTGTTTCTTTTACTCCTTTCTTTTCACCCTTATCAACAACGTTTTCTTGTTTATCTTCTTCTTTTACTTTGTTGTCAACTTTTTGTTTGTTATCTTTTATTATTTCTTTATTTTCTTCTACAATATCTTTTGTTTTAGCTTCTGCTTTATATTTGTTTCTATATATTTCCACTAAAGATTTATTTTTAAATGCATCTTTTAACATTTGTATTTCTCTTTCTTTATCAGAACATTCAATGTCTTTAGTTAAATCTTCTATAGCTTTATTTATTATTTCTTCATCTGATAAATCATTTACTAATTCTTCATTATTCTTTTTAGCTTCTGATTTAGTTTTATTAGCTTTAGCTTGAGATTTTAATTTTTCAACATTCTTTTTAGCTTCTGTTTTTATTTTGTCAAATTCTTTTTTAGTTTCTTCTTCGATATCTTTAGTATTTTTCTTTAATGCTTCATTTATTATTTTTGTAGCATCATATTCAGAAACTTCAGGTATAACTTTTGCTTCATCTGAATATTCGACAAAACCATTTTTCATTTTAGCTTTATTATCTAAAACTGTTTTAGTTTCTAGTTTAACTTCTTTTTCTGGTTCAATTTCTTCGACTTTAACATCAATTGCTTTTGTTTTATCTATTGATTCATCTTTAATATCGACTGTTTCAACTTCAACTTCTTTTTCTTCTGTTGTTTTTATTTTGTCTGTAAATAAAGATTGAATATCATTTAACATATCTAATGTTGTATCTAAAGAATTATTGTCTATAGTATCAATAGTTTTATCATCAATATCAACTACTTCTTTTATAGCATTATCACTATATCCACAATCTTCTAGAACTCTATATCTGTTTTGATTTGATTTAATAACAACTGCCTCGTCATAAGGTTTTCTAGTAGTATTGTTGTAAACTCTTAAATTTCTTTTAACTTTTCTTAATAACATAATATTACCTCCACGTAATTAAATATTTTTTATTAAATAAATCATAAACCATTTTATAACTTATTCACAGATATAATATAGTTATGAAATTCCACGAATTACATGGGAACATAGAAAAAAGAGATAAGGAATATCCTTATCTCTCATTTTCAGACCAATCTTCATCAGGATCATATCCATGATTTCTTTCCCATTCTTCATGTTTTAATCTAGCATTTCTAACAGCAGGATTTCCGTTATTCATTGTACAACTAGCACCTTCCGTTACAAAAAAATAAGATAACCCATACTTCTTACCTAATTTCTGAACATCTTTACAAAATGCTGTAGCTTTTATTTTATCATCAGCATCTTTAATAATACTTTCTAGTATCTCTGATATAGAATCATTATTTATCATACCAAAACTCCTTTCATTTAATTGTTATTTTTATAAGTATATTATTCCTAAGATGTATTATATAACTACCATTATCGTTATCATGTGTATAATATTTTACTATTTTATTATGTTGTAAATCATTAAATTCTTGTTTGGAGAGTAAATTATTATTAAAATTCAATATATGAATTAATTCCTGTAATGATATATTTGAAAAGTTCATATAAATCACCTCCTTATTATTATATTGTGTAAATAATATTGAAAGCTAATAAACAAGTTAATAAGATAATAAAAATTATAAAGAAAGGATTTGATAACATATGTTATTTGATAAAAACGGAGAAATAGTAGATAACTTTGAAAATGAGAATGAAGTTACATCAATGATTATAGAAGCAGCTATAATGGATACATTTTCTAATGAAGAATTAGAGGATATAATGGAAAATAATATGTATGATTTAGATAAAGCATGCAACGAAGGTATTCTTTGTGAAAGAACAATAGTTCGTTTAGATAAACATGCTAAAAAATCTAAAGCAGAAAAAATGGCTGAATTCCAATTAGCTAAAGAAAAAAATGATAGAGATTTCAAAAAATTAATGACTATTTGGAAATTAGAAAGATTCTTAGAAGAAAAAATTCATAAAAGATATGGAGCTCAAGCTAAAACATTAGCAAAACAAAAAATGAAAGCAGCTAAAAATACTAAATCTAAAGTTGTTGGTAAAGCTACAAATAAAGCACATAATCTTTTAAGTAGAAAAAAATAATAAAATAAGAAGATATGGTAAATTTACCATATCTTCTTATTTAAAATATATATGCAAAGGAGAAGAGAGTATGAATTTATCTCTCTTATTATATTGTTGTATAAATTATTTTTTATACATTTTTCTCTTATTGATATGTATTGAGTAAAATTAAAAAATAATTCATAAAATTTAATACATACAAACAACTCCGTAAGGAGAAGGAGCAAGATATAATAAAGGACGGAATTTAAAATGGAGTCCGAACAAGGAGTTGTTAAATATAAATTAAAGTATGGAAAGGAAGATATGTTCATTAGCATTATAGCTAATGAACTTTGTAAAACCCAAATTAATCAATTATATATTATATAATAGAATATAAATCATTATATAACAATAAAATATATATTTAAAGGAGGTAAATATTATATGAAACAAGATTTTACTTTTGATCTCAATGAATATCTACAAAAAGAAAATGAACTCTATGATTATTTAGAAGAACGTTATGGAGGAGATAAAATATTTGATTTAAATTCAATAATACCTGATAGAGAATTATTTAAATCAATATATGATGATATTTATTATATATTAGAGGAAGGATTTGAAATTGAGAGAATAAGAAAATTCCCTGTTAAAGTATTCTTTAACAAAAAAGAGGGAATGATAGAAATGGAATTAAGACACTTATTAACTAATATGATTTTTCTAAATGCTTTTGTTGAATTAGGAGTGGATATAGAACTAAGTATAAAACATTTAATTGATGCTAGAAAAATAAATAATAAACTTATAAAAAAATATATAGATGATAATATAATAATACCATATATAGATGAATTTACAAAGACAGAAGAAGATTTTATAAAACTAAATGAAGTAATTCATAATATAATTTATAGATTAAACAGAATACCTAAAGATTTTAATGTTTTAATAGGTTCAACAATAAGTTTAGAAGATTCATTTATTAAATTAGCAAATGAAAATGAAAGATTTAATGAAATTATACACACTAAAATACCTGATGACATGCAACCAAAAGAAGTAGAAAATTATTTAGATAATTTAATGCATGAAGAAGTTGAAATAATGAAAAATAATGAAAATTGTTTACAAGATGTTGTAGAATCTGGAACAGGTATTAAAATAGAACAATTGAGAGAATGTTCTATATCGGGAGGATTAAAATCAGACTTATTAGGTAATACAATACCATTACCTATAAATTCTAATTTTATAGTTGGAGGATTAAATAATATTAGAGATTATTATTTAGATGCTCAAGCAGCAAGAAAACCTCTTATTGCTAATAAAGAAAAAATGGGTGATAGTGGTCATATGTCATTATTATTAAAACTATCTTCAGCAGGTATTTATATAAATAATGAACATGATTGTCATACTCATCATACGGTTAGATTATATATAGAAAATGAAAAATTCTTAAGAAAAGTTTCAGGAAGATATTATAGACTTGAAGGACAACGAAATTTTAAGATATTGAAATCGACTGATACACATTTAATAGGAAGACATATTTTATTAAGAGATCCTACTAAATGTGCTAGTGAATATGGAGTATGTCATACTTGTTATGGAAGTATGAGTAAAGTAAATAAATTTATGGATGTTGGATTATTAGGTTCAACATTAATAACGAGACCATTAGGTCAAAATATATTATCTACTAAACATTTGAATAAAACTGTTTCACAATTAATAACATTTAACGCATCATTTGATAAATTCTTTAAATTAGACGCAAATCAAATTAGATTACCACATGATACCGAAACTGAAACTGAATTACAATATTATATGTTACAATTAGATAATTTAATATTATTGGATGAATTAGCAGATAATGAAAGATTCAATAAATTTATACAATATATCAAAATAGTAGATATACGAACAGGTCAATTATATGAAATCGTTGAAGATGATGGGAAAGAATTATTTATTCATCCAGATTTTGATGATTTCTTAAATGAATATAATATGAGCGAAGAAGGAAGTTATGTGATACCATTAGAAGATTTAACAGATATGTATTTATTCAGTATAAATATCCAAAATAATGAAATGACAAAACCATTGAAAGATACAGACAATTTATTAAAAGGTAGTTATTTTGGAACACATTTAATTACTATTGAACAGATGGAACAAAAATTTATTGAATTAATGATAGAATCAGATATACAAATAAATTCTATTCATGCAGCAATAATGTTAAGAAATTTAGTTAGAGAAAAAGATAACTTCTTGAAACGTCCTGATTTTAGAAAGATCTTTGTGGATTATGTTGTATTAGGATATTCAGCAGCATTAGAAAATAATCCAGCTATAACTACTAGTTTAGCTTATGATTATTTAAAGAAACAATTGGGATCTTATACGACATTTATTAAAAACGATAGAGGACCATTAGACTTATTATTCAAGAAGACTTTATCATAAAAAAATAAAGAGATAACCAGTTTGGTTATCTCTTTATTTTATTTTTTTATTTATTAATCATAATCTTCTTCTTCCATATCTGTCATTCTAACAAATGTCATTATGGAATAATGGCACACATGATTACCAAAAGGAACTGAAGTAAGTTTTGTATCTACTAAATCAGCATAATTTGTATATCTTTTTACAATTTTTTTCATTTCTCCTGCTAATGATAAAATTGAAGTTGATTCACATGATTCTATAAAATATTGTTTTTGTTGCATATTAACGTACCTCCAATAAATATTATATTATATATTATGTTTACTTTGATAAATTATAAGGAACATAGAAAAAAATAAGAGTAGAAGTTATATCTACTCTTAATGATTAAAAACTATTTGTTTATTTTTTTGAATGTCAGTAAACCATAATGATGAACAATGTTTCCAACTGAACCTATTAATATTGAATTGAATTTAACATCGATTAATTCATAATTTTCTTTATATTTATTAATATAAGAATTTATTTCAGTAGTTAATTCAGTCATACCTGTAGCTTCACAGTTTATAGTAAACATATACCCGTAATCATAATTTCTTTTTTTCATAACATTACCTCCAAATAATATAAAAAGATATAAGACATAAACCATTTTTATATCTTATTCACAGTTATAATATAGTATTGAAATCTCATGAATTACATTATGCTATTTAAATCATCATTTAACAATATTTTAAAAAAGGAGGTAAAATATATGGCTAGTAAAATAATATTAAACAACTCATCTATAAAAGTATATGATTATAAACCAGGAGATTGTGAAGAACTAGAAAAAAGTTTATCTGTATGGAATAGTAATTATTATAGATGGGAACCTAAAGGTATGAATTATGATGAGGATAATCATATATTAATTCTTCCAAGAGGTATAGATGTTGAATAACTAAAATCTAAATTAAGATGTCCTGTAATTACTAATAAAAATTATAATGATTATGAAAAAACTAATTTTAAGTTAAAAGTTGAACCTAGAAATGATATACAGAAAAAATCAATATCTTTTCTTGTAGGAACAGATAAATTTAAGAAAAGTTATGGTTATTCACAATTATCATTAAATTTAGATACGGGTGATGGTAAAACGTATTGTGTAATAGCATCTTTATGTTTGTTAAAATGTAAAGCTATAATCATATCACATACAGAAAATATAAAAGAACAATGGTTAACATCAATTCAAAAATTTACTAATATAGATAAACGAAGAATTTTAAATATAGCAGGAACTAAAGTCTTAGAAAAATTTGATGATTCTTCAGACTATGATATATATTTAGTTAATCATAGAACTATTCATGAATATGCTAAAAAACATAGTTGGGATAGTTTAAATGACTTATTTAAAGAAATGAAAATAGGAATAAAAGTATTTGATGAAGCTCATATAGAATTTAGTTCAATATTAAATATAGATTTTCATACGAATGTTTTTAAAACATTTTATTTAACAGCAACATTCGAAAGAACTGATAGAGGTGAAGATAGAGTATTTAAATTATGTTTTAAAAATATAGCTAAATATGGTTATGAAACAAGAGGAGAAAAAAGGAAACATATTAAATATATAGCAGTATTATTTAATTCAAAACCAGATATAGAAGCAAAAATGTCTATTAGAGGACCTAAAGGTTTTGATAGATACGCTTATATGGATTATGAATTATCCAATGGAATGATATTTGAAGTTATTGAATATGTAATGGAAAAATTTGAAAATATAGACGGGAAATGTTTAGTATTGTCATCTAAAATAGAAAGTAGTGAGATTTTATCAGAAAAAATTAAAGAATGGTATCCAAAAAAAGATATTAGAATATATCATTCTAAATTAAGTAAAAAAGAAAAAGAAAACTATAAAGAAGCTGATATAATAAGTACAACTCCACAATCTTGTGGAACAGGTTTTGATTTACCAGGTTTAAGATATAATATAATGTGTGAACCTTATAATGCTCATATAACAGCAGAACAAGTATGTGGTAGATTAAGAGAAATACCTGAACAGTATACGTTTCATATTGAACTTATAGATATTGGTTTTCCAAAAGTAAAAGAAATGTATAAGAAAAGATTAAGTGTTTTTAAAAAGAAATGCTATGGAGTGTATGAATTAAATTATTAGACGAATAAGGATTAAGTTCCTTATTCGTTATTTTTTCAATTCCAAAACAATAACATAATAAATAATAAGGAGGAATTTAATATGAAAACAGGTTATGGATTTACTGAATTCGAAACTATAGAGGAATTCGCTAATTATATGAAAAATTTAAAGGTAACTAGAAAAATAACAAGATTACAAGTACATCATATGTATTTACCAGATTATTCTTGTTGGGCTAAAGATAATGCTTTGAGAAGACAATATAATACAAAATATTATCATATAAACACAAATCATTGGGATGATATAGCTCAACAATTATCAATATTCCCTAATGGTCATATAGTAACAGGTAGATCTTTCAATAAAACTCCAATAGGAATAAAAGGTTGGAATACAAATGCTGTATGTGTAGAAATATATGGAAATTTTGATAAAGATAAAATGACTGAAGCTCAAAAAAATGCAGTATTAGCATGCTATGCTATAATGGCTGATAAATTTAAAATAAGTATAAATAGTACTAATATAAAACCACATTGTTGGTTTACTGCAGGAGGAGCTTATATAGGTGATTATAATTCTTCTAGAAGTTGTAAGACTTGCCCAGGTTTAAAATTCTTTGGAAGTAATAAAAAAGCTTCTTTAGAAAAGAATTTTTATCCTAAAATAAAAGCTTATGATATAAGTAAATTACAACAAGGTACTACTACAGAAGAAGATACTGTAGAAATAGTGAATTTTAAAGTACAAGTTAATATTGATTCTCTTAATGTAAGATCAGGTCCATCTACTTCTTATGGAATAATAGCAACTGCTAAAAAAGGTGAAATTTATAATATAACAAAAACTAATTCTGCTGGTAACTGGGGATTAGTAAAGGAATTAGATGGTTGGATGTCAATAAAATCAGATTATGTGACTAAAGTAGTTCCATCTGAAACTAAAGCTTTTATGGTTAAAGTATTAGTTGATGATTTAAATATAAGAACAGGACCAGGAACTGCTTATCAAAGTGTAGGTAAACTTGATAAAAACGATGTATATACGATAGTAGAAGTAAATTCTCAAGGTACTTGGGGTAAATTAAAATCAGGTGCAGGTTGGATAAGTTTAAATGAAAATTATGTAACTAAAGTAGAAGTTGTAGTCCCTCAACCAACAGAACCACCAGCTACTACTAAATTTATTGTTAAAATAAAAACTAAAGAACTTAAAGTTAGAAAAGGACCTAGTACTGATTATGATGTAGTTGAGAGAGTATTCCAAGGAGATGCTTATACAATAATTGAAAAAAATGGTACTTGGGGTAAATTATTATCAGGATTAGGTTGGATAAATATTTCTTCAAATTATGTTGATATAGTTGAATAGGTTGGTGATGATATGGAAGATTTACAAGCACAAGTTACTAGATTAAGTGATAATCTTGCTACTGCTAATGAAAATATAACAACATTATTAACATATCAATTTCAATTAAGAGAAAATTATCAAGCTCTTTTACGTGAAAATACGGATTTAGTATTTGAAAATGAAGATTTGAAACGAGAAAATCAACGTTTATTACAAGCGTTGAATGATATATCAAATACAATAGTATCAGCAGTAAAAAAACCAGAAGAATAAAATATTTACGATATTATCACTAAGCACAATAGTGATAATATCGTAAAACAATTTTTTAATGTGATTAAAAGAAAGGAGAGGATAATATGGCGACATATAAAATAGTTACAGATTTAGTTAATACATTTTTTACAGATAATATTATAACTATTTCATTTAGTAGACCAACTTCTGGTACTTGGAAAAAGAATGATATTGTTATATCAAGTTCTATAAATAATAAAGTTTGGGGTTGGATGTGTACTGCTAGTGGAACTCCAGGAACATGGATGGAATTACAAAGTGATGTAGAATTAACTGGTGATGTGACATCACATAATCATGACAGTAGATATTATACTAAAGAAGAAATAACTAAATTACTACAATCGATAGCTGCTGCAGAACACAATCATGATGAACGTTATTATACTAAAACTGAAATAGTAAATAATTATTATGATAAAATATATATTAATAATGTATTAAAAAATATTTCTGGTGCAGCTCATACTCATAGTTGGAATGAAATAACTGATAAACCTTTACGATTCCCTGCAGAATTAGGTATAGTATCAACAACAGCGTTTAGAGGAGATTATGGTAATTTAGCATACCAACATGCTTTATCAAAACATGCACCAGCTAATGCTCAAAAAAATAGTGATATCACCATAAGTGAAATAGAAGCTAAATTAATAGGGAATATAACATCACATAATCATGATGATTTTTATTATAGAAAAAGTGAAGTTGATAATAAATTTTCAACATATTCACCAAAAAATCATAATCATAATGATTTATATTATACCAAAACAGAAATAAATTCAAAAATATGGGTAGAATCAGGTAAAAAATTATGGATACAAAGTTCTGATCCTGGAGCAGTAGGAGCTGGTTCGGTTTGGATTAAAACTAGTTAAGAGGTGATATTATGGAATATCAAGTCAAAGTAATAGTATCTTCATTAAACATACGAAACGGTCCTGGTACTTCATATGATATTATAGGTAATATATCCGATAAAGGAATATATACGATAGTAGCAACTAATGATGCTGGAACTTGGGGTCAGTTATTATCTAATGGTTGGATATCATTAGGTGCTTCTTATGTAAAAAAATTAGAACCTACTACTGATGATGAAGGTAATGTATATGATGATGGAGTATTTAAAAGAAATACAAATAATAATGGTTGGATAAATTATAATGATACGAATGAAATATTTATGCGTAATGCTGCTAATACTGGATGGGTTGGTGGAGATGCAAAAGAAAATTATCCTGTTATTTATAGAAGAAATAGTGATAATAATGGTTGGATTCAAATTTATCCAGGTGGGGTTGTTCAAGCTACTGAAGAAATACCTCTTGAAGGTGAAACTAAAATGGCTAATTATAGAAAAAATTATGGTAACTGGAGATACAGTTATGCTAGACAAGGATGGGGTATTGTTCGTAATGCTAATGGTCCTGCAGGTGGAATCCAATTTGGTTTAATAGGATTAAAATATTCTACTATAGAGGGTGGAGGCAATATAGTCGACCCAGGTACACCAAGATTTGGTGGAGGTACTGGTGGTTCTGGTAACTATAATGCAACACAATTAGTACAATTCAGAGGATGTAAACATACTACATGGGCATCTGGTAATCCTCTTTCTAAACATGATAGTACAGGATATTTTGGATATAAATGGAAATCTGCTGGAGCATATAGTGCAATGCCAGAAGCCGATTTAATGCTTAGTTCAAATAATGGTCGTTCTGCTTTTTTACGTTGGGCTAATAATACAAATGGATATGGTTCTTGGATGTGTATGTATAATGGCGAAACTAATGGAACAGGTTCGGCTTCATCAGAATATTCGGCTAATTATTTAACTATAGAAAAATTTAATATGATATTGTATGGTTATAAATATTCGGCTCATAGAGTGGCTTCTGAAGAATATGGTAAAGCTAAAGCAATGGTTGCTATGAGTTTAAGTAATACAAAAAACACAACACATTATATCGATGTTGTTGTTCCTTCAGATAAAGCTAATTTATCATTAGATAATATAATTAAAGGAATAAATAATGGAGATATAGCATATATACAACCTAATGATATGATGAGCTATAGTGATTTTGATTATAAACCATGTATAATGCAACAATACGATGATAATTTAGTAACATCGCCAATATATAATGAATTTGATAAAGTACAATATAAATTTAATGATGAATGGTATGATGCAATATCAACATCACCTAGAAATTTTAAAATTTTAAAAAACTCTATTGAAGCTAGAATATTGAATAACTTAACAGGAGAAATATATTTCCAAATGTTATTAGAATGGGATTAAAAACAAATTAATAAGGATAAAAGAAAGGAGTGTTTTAAATGGCAACAATACCAAGTAATGCTAATAAATTAGTAAGTACTAAAGATAATAATTATTTTTTAGAAAATAAAATAACTCTTGGTGAAGAAATTCCCACTACAGGAACATATAAAATGGGAGATATCATCATAAACCCTTGGAGTGTTGGTGCAGAAATAGGTTGGATTTGTACCGATAATGGTGAACCTGGTGAATGGGCACAAATTATAAATGGTAAACCTGATACAGATGTTAATATACCTTGGAAAAATGTTTATCAAAAACCTTCAACATATGCACCAATAATAGGTAATACAGAAACAACAGCATTTAGAGGTGATTATGGTGAAATTGCATATGAACATTCGCAAGCAGCACATGCTCCTGTTAATGCTCAAAAAAATAGTGACATTACTAAAGCAGAAATAGAAGCTAAGTTAACAGGTGTTATAACAACACATACTCACAACTATGCAGGTTCTTCTACTGCAGGTGGTGCAGCAACAAGTGCAAATAAATTATCAAATAGTAAAAAAATAGGATTTGCTTCATTTGATGGCACTACTGATATTCCTGTACATTTAATATTAGGTGAAATAAATACATCAAGTTCAGGTAGTACAAATAAAAATAAATGGACTAAATTTGCTACAATAAATGTTTCAGGTACATCATATAAAACTTGTACTGGTAAATTCATGTTAGATGCAGCTGAAACATATAATTGTTCAGGTATATTATTTTTTTATTTTAGATTATTGAATAATAAAACTGATACAAATGTAATATTGAGATGGTTAGCATTAGATAATGATGCATATGCTAATAGTATAGCAGCAGTAAAAAAATCTGCTGGAGTTTATGATTTATATTTTAAGCCATTATCTGATTGGAATACAATGCATATAACAACATATAGTAATAAATCTGAATATATAACATTATATTCTCAACAGGAGTTTGTTGCATCTATAACACCAGAAACAACAAGTACATTTCCAGTTTCATTACCTATTCCTATACCTGAATCAGGTTCATATTGGAAAGGATTTGCTAAAGTTAATACAGATGGTGTTACTGAAGTTGGTAAATATATAGATTTTCATAATACTAATACTGAAACTACAGATTATAGCATACGATTACAATGTGATGCTACAGGACCATGTACTGTTAAATTACCTTCAACATCAGGTACGTTAGCAAGAACAGAAGATATTACTTCTGCTATTGGAAATATAAATACTATATTATCTGATATAGTTGGTTCTTAGGAGGTGATATTATGAAAAAAGATAATGTGGTAGGATATGTATTAATGGAAAATGTATCAGAACCAGTTCAAATAAAAAATCTTAGAGAATGTACTAATAATGGTTTACTTTATTTGAAATTTGATACGGTGTTACAATCATTTGAAGTTAAAAATAGAAATAAAAGAATATACAGTGGTGATGCGGTAATGGAATCATTGGCTGCACCTCACGTTCAAGAATTATTAAAGAAAAAATCATTTGTTAGTGAATATGGTCATCCGTTAAGTAAAGAAATGTCTAGAGTAACTCAAATTGATCCAGGTAGAGTTTGTGGTAGAGTTAATTCATATTATAGATCAGGAAATCTACTTAAAGGCGAGTTTGAAACATTCGATGATGGTGCTATGGGTACTATGTTAACAAGAAGAATACTTCAAGGTATGGAACCCGCTCATAGTTTAAGAGCAGTTGCTAAGTTAAGTACTAATAGAAACGGTGATGCTATAATGAATACAAGAGCCCATGTTATAGCATATGATACAGTTATATTACCATCTCATATGGAAGCATATAGAGATGAAAGTAAAGATATAAGTGTTATACAACAACCTATAATTGCAACAGAATCTACTGAATTTGAAAATGAAGAAGATTATGCATTCTGTGTTAATGAATCAATGTTAACTGATTTTGTTACAGAAGAATCACATAATGTTAAATTAATACAAAATATATGTGAAGTTATTCCTGAAACAATAAAATTAACTCATGATTTAAAACATATAATACTTAAAGAAGGTACTGACACTTATTATGTAAACACTGAAGAAAAAATAAAACATGATATAAGAAATTTTTTAAGAAACTTTTAATATATAGAGGATTGGAATATTCCAATCCTCTATATTTATTAAACTTGAATGTATTGATTTAAATCTAAATGATAACTTTGTTCCCATTTTTCTATTAGCTGTTGTCTTTCATCTTGTGCTCCTGACCAATCATCTATTCTCATAGCTATTTGACCATAACTTGTAGATAAATTATCATAATGTTTTAAATTATCAAACATATACTTTTTAACATCCAGTGTAGCAAGTTTTAAAAATGATGTATATGTTGTTGCTGGTAAAGTTGTCAAATTTTCTGAATGTTCTAAGCAAAATTCTACTCTATAAAGATTACTTACACCATAACCATCATATATTTCTAATTGATTTGGAGGTATGAATTTAAATGTTGTACCCTGCATAGCCGAGCTTAATAAATTAGCTTGTGCTTGAGCTAACATTAATTCTTGATATCCACAATAACATGATGTTAAATCATAAGTATATAAACCTGTATCATATGCACTTCTATGTGTTAATTGATCTTGTTCAGGTTGTACATCATTTATCATCATTATTTGTCTATCACCAAACATTCCGTCGGGTAAAACATAAGTTATACTTTCAACTTTAGTATCAACTACTTTTAAATCATTAACATTTATGACTACAGATACCTTATATGGAGATAATTCATTAAACACAGGTAATGTTTTAATTTTAACTATTTCCATTATTAATTCATCTACATTATCAAATGGCATTCTTATACCTATAAGACCTAAATCCATTTTAATACTAGAAACTAATCTACTAGGGTTAATCATTATAATCACCGTCCTTATTATATTGTATTTAATTTATTATAGGAGAGTACATTTGTACTCTCCTATTTTTTATAACATAGAATCTATTTTATTTTTTAATTCTGGGTAGTATTTTATTGCATCATCATACTCAATAATACCATCGTTTATTCGAAGTACTATATATTGAGCTAAACTTTCTAAAGGTTTTGAATTAACTACTATTTTTGGAAATAAAATAGAATCAATTATTTCAGATTGCAATTTAAGCATCTTTTCTACATTATTATAATTTTCTTTTAATTGTATATATTCTTTATCAGTTGATAATCCATAAGCATAATCTTTAGAAACTTCTGAATAATCTTCTTCAGTTTCATTGATTGCTAAATATACTTTATTAAAATAATCTCTATTATCAGCATCTTTTTTCTTAAATAATAAATTTCCTTCATCTGGTGTTAATATTCGTAACTTACCTCTATTTTCTACTATCATGATACCACACTCCAATTCTTACTTATTGCTATATTAAGTGTATCATCATCATTTTCTAGTATAGTCATATTATTTGTTCCAATTTTTAATGTTGAAGAAGTAGAAGTAGATCTATTATATAAATTATTTATAACTTCTTTAACAGAAGATATTGATAAATTATTCGGTAATGTTAAATAAGCATTTATGTTTTTAGGTGATTTTAGTGTAACTAAAGAATCACACTTATTAAACATATAAGTTAAACTATCTGTTAAATTATTAGCTGTTTTTATATCCATACTAGATAAATCTAATGTTGATAATGAACTACATTCTGAGAACATATAACTTAAAGTTTGTGCATTTGTAGTTATCCAATTTGATATATTTAGATTTGTTAAACCTGAACATTTTTGGAACATTGAATTGAAATTTATTACATTATTAACTTTCCAACTAGATAAATCTAATGTTGTTAATGAATAACAATTACAAAATACTTCATTTAAAGCATCTGTAGCTGACACATCTATACCACTAACATCTATTTCTAATAAATTATTACATTCGGAGAACATACCATATGCTATTAATAACGGTGAAGTTTTCCATCCAGTTAAATTTAATGTTGTTAATTTATTACATTCTGAAACAAAATATCCCATATCTTTAACTAAACTTACATTCCATTTAGATAAATCAAGGCTAGTTAAATTACTACATTTTCTAAAAACATATGATAATGATGTTATTTTTGAAGTATTGAAATTTTCAATTCCTTTTATTTCAGTAACACTAGAACAACCAGCAAATAATGATTGGATATCATCTAATACACTAGTATTTAAAGTTGATAAATCTATACTAGTTAATTTACTACAATCCGCAAATGCATATGCCATTTTTTTAATTTTTGATTTACTTAAATCAGGTAATTTTAATGTGACTAACTCAGAACAACCATTAAACATACCTGCTATCGTAGTAGCTTTATCGAAAGACCAATTAGATAAATCTAATGATGTTATTGAAGTATATGATAATGCATAAGAGAATGATGTTATTAAATCAGTCTTCCAATTAGATATATTCAATGATGTTAAATTACGACAAGAAGAAAAAGCTCCAAGCATATTAGTAAGTTTAGAAGTATTCCATTTAGATACATCTAAATTAGTTACTGAACTACATCCTGAAAATACATAAACTATTGAAGTGACATTATCTGTTTTCCAGTTAGATACATCTAGAACTTGGACTAGAGAACAACCATTGAAAACACTTCGTAATCCTTCTCCAACTAAACTAGAAGTATCCCATTTACTAACATCTATTACTGTCAATTGAGTACAGCTACTAAATAATGATTGGAAAGTTGTTACTTTACTTGTATTCCAATTAGATACATCTAATATTTCAAGTGAAGTACAACCTTGGAAAGTTGAATTTAATGAAATAACATTAGAAATATCCCAATTACCAACAGGTATTGATCTAACAGAAGAACAACCATAGAATGTTCTATATAATGTTGTTATTTTACTAACATCCCAGTTAGCAATAAAATCTAAATCTCCTAAAGCAGCACATCCTTTAAATAAATTTGATATATCTTTACATTTAGAAGGTAAATTTATACTAAGTCCAGTTAAATTAACACAATCACTAAATAATCCTGATATAGATTCAGTATTATTATTTATCTTAAAATTAGCATCAACTAAATTACTACATCCCTTAAATAAATTATCATAACATGTTAATGATGCTGGCATTTGTGAAACAGAAACTATAGAACTTTTAAATGTACTTGAAAAAGGTATTCCTTCAGTACTTACTTTTTGAGTTTTTATTGTATATTCTGTATTTCTTGTATATGTGTGAGTTAATAAATCATCAATAGTGCCATCTCCCCAATCAGTATATAAGTGAACAGTTTTTCCTTCAGTATCAGCTATACTTATTGTTCTTGTTCCCGCTAATTCAGTATTTATTTTAGCAACCATGGTAACTTCAGTATCGAATCCATATCCACCCCAAAGTCTTGGTACTTCTGCTAAAGTTCCCTCATCTTCATCGATTTTATTTATACTCTTACAGTTTCTATAACAATATTCATGATCTTGCATATCAGTATAACTATTATTCCAGTTAGAATGTACTGTTGTGATTCCTGTACATCCTCGGAAAGCTTCTCTAACATTAGTTACATTTGAATTAAAATATATATCAGATTTTATTGTATCTATATTTTTAAATGCTTCAGATAAAGTTAAAGGTTTATTTGTAGGTAAATTTATTCCTTCGATACTGGTAAGTCCTTCTGAATTTAATAATAATTTATCCATTGTTGTAGCATTAGGGAATTTAGTTATAATATCATTAATTGTATTTATATTATCAACAACTGCATTTTCAAATAAACTTGTTAAATCATATTGATCTTTTGAAGGATTATTTATTATCACTTTGCATTTAGTTATATCTAATCCTTTAAACATTTCATTCATATTTTCAAGATAATTAGTTAAATCTATTTTACCTTCAGGTCTAAACCAAGGTCTAGATACACTACCGTCTCTATTTTTATTTAAATTAGGATGTTTATCTGTTGGAGCTATATTGAAATTAAGTCCATTTTCAATATATGTTAATCCTTGTAAATCAATAATATCCATATTCATATCTTTAAAATCTATTCCTTCATAATTATCTGCTTCATGATAAGCTGTATTACTCCATATATTTTTTACATCACAAACACTATCACCAAATTTATTTGTAAATAAAATATTTTCTACGGAAGTAGGTAGTATTATTTTTCTTAAACCTTTAATAGAATAATTTGTTGTAAACGTTTGTATTGAAGTTAATCCTGATAAGTCTAAAGATGCACCTTCGGCAAATCTTACTGAATGTTCTTCATCACTAACATTCATTGACAAAGTTTTTATTAAAGGACAGTTTGTAAATTTTATATCATATAATGTTGCTATTGAATAATTATCCATCATATCATCAAAACCTAAATCTGTCATTTTAAACATATTTTTTATATCTATTTCACGTATTTTATTAAATCCTTGGAAATATAATTCAGTTATATCTAATGAATTATCTATAATTAATGTTTGAACATTACTCATAGCTCTAAATACATTGCCATCATCATATAATCCTGAATATAAATCCAATTTTTTAATATTTAAGCAATTTGATAATTGAACATTTGATAATTGTTGTAGATTTATAAATCGCCTATCTCCTTTTTCTATTAAAGCATAATTTACTATATTTGATGGTAATGATATTGGTCTTACGGTTCTTATACAAATCATACAATATGCCGCATTAGAAGGTGGAGTGACTTCTATTATTTTTTCCACAGCATGAACAGCAGTATCAGCTATACTAGCTTTAGCTATGAATTTTTTGTCGGAATCAAAATAATATATTTCAGTAGTAGAACCATTTACAGGAGCTATTATTTCTTTAACTGTAGGTGTTATTTCCCATAAATTATCTTCTGATAGTGTATTTGATCCCGTATCTCTTATTATTGCATAAGTTCCAGTAGAAGATCCTTTAGTAAATCCTCCAGATGTAGTGTAACTTATAACAGTATTTGCTTTAACAGTAACATTTTCTAATCCAGTCCATATATTTTGATATCCATAAGGCAAACCGACTGTTTTTAAATTAGTTTGATGACTTAATACTATATTTTGTATAGTTTCAGGATAATATATTTCTTCTAAGTTACCACCATCAGTATCAGATTTAATAGCTGTTAATTTAGTTCCACGAACATCGATTTTTCTCAAGTTAGTACAAGAACTCACATCCATTATTTTAGCAACATCTAGTTCACCAAATGTTGAACAATCCTTGAAACTTACTGATTTTAAATAAGTATTTTTTGATAAATCAGCTTGTTTAAGTTTCACGGCTTTTTCACATTTTAATTCAACTAATTTAGTTGCTTCTCCTAATAATAATGATTCAGGTCCCATATCAGTTAAATCACCAATTCTCTTAAGATTATTTGCACAGTAAATAATTATTTCATTATCGGTATCATTTACCATTTGTCTTTTAAATATTACTTTCTCATTAAACCCTACACGCTTTGTTTCATACGTATTCTTTCTCCAACATATAGTAACATATTGAGGGCAATATGTTTCTATTTCAAATTGCAACCACCAATGATGTTGTTCGGTTTTATCATCAATTTTAATTACTTCATAGTCAATCCATTCAGGTCTAGCCGCACGGACAGTTATGTTTTCTTTAGTATATGGTGAGTTATATTGTAAAAATAAACTATCTACATATTGGAATCTATTATATAACCATCTTATTAAATGATCTTTATTATTACCATGTAATCTATTTATGTTTGTTGTACCTTGGCTTATATATTTCGTATATTGATCGTTATTATATGCTATTTCTGGTAACGTATCTATTTGATCTGTTATTAAATATTTATAAAGATTTTCATATGTGTATGATCCTTCTCTCATCATTTTAAATTCATCAAATAATATATCTTGCATGAAATTATTAAGTTTTACCCACATTTGAGATGCTGAACAGTTATATACATTTGGTTGAGAAGGTTCTATATCAGATTCAAATACATTATAACCAGAGTTATCTAATCCCATACTAGAGTCCATATCATAGAATCCAAACCACCAAATATCGTCACCATACATATTAATCATACAGTTTTTGGCAAAGTTATCTATCATACCCATTGTCATGACATTTAAATAATATCTACAAGCAGATCTAGGATTAAAATATTTTGGTCCTTCTTTATTGAAAGTTTCTTTATCTTTAGTATCATTAATAAATTTAACAAATCGTGCCAATGATAAGATAGCATAATCTTTATAGGTACCAATAACGTTTCCCGTATGAGGTATTTCTAAATAATCATAATATTTAGTTACATCATATTCGCCAGTTTCATCTTCAAATGCATCTTCATCATAAGCTATTTCAAAGTCTGCTAATATTTTAGCATATATATCTTCAACATTGTTGTGGTCCCATGTTACATAAAAAGCACCTGCTGATGAATCAGAGTTTGCTTTTATTTCCCAACGAACCATATCAGGAATAACCTCAAAACCTAAAGATTTAGTACAAGATTTATCTAAATTAAAATTAAATATTCCTATCCATTTACCGTTAATATATAATTGACATAAAAAACCATTAATAGTTTCTCTAGTTTTTGGATCTTTTTGTTTTGCAGGATTTGGTATATCTGCAAATACTAAATCATTAACTATCTTAGCAGTACAAGTGTTTCTACAATGTGATGAATCCATATAGTCTGCTTTTAAACAAAATGTATTTTCAGCATATCCAGTTCCATCTCTTTGACTATACATATCTATTTTCTTTTTTGTATATTTTGATATAGCTTTAAAATCTTCAGGTATTATTATATTATCTTCTTTATCTACTATTTGACCTTCTTTATCTATTCTATAATCATATAATTTCATTTTATAGTTTTTGATAGGATAACCTAAAGAAGATGTACCTTGATAAGATGTTAATGCTAAATAATCAAATGATGGTCCATATTTTTTTACATCAGGAGATACATATGTTACTTGTATCCATTGTTTATTATCTTTAGTCATAGGACCAACACTACCAACAGGACTATCTTTAAAATATACTGTAGGTATGTCTTGATTTATTGTGACATAGTTTTTATCATATTTAGCTTTTTGTTCTGATATATTATCTATATCAGCCATTAAATTTTGTAATACTTCCTCATGTTCCAAAGCTCTGTTATATATTAGAATAGTTTTTATTTTATTATTACCGAATATTTTTTTAGCTTTATCTGTATTTATTAGTATTTTATTCGAATGTTTTATACTTTCGTATACTTTATTACCACCTGTACCAGAGTCAGTTAACATACCCACTTCTGTAAATATACCATTTATATATGTTTGAATCATAGGGAAATTACTTTTTACACCAGTTTGCCAATCAACAGTTGTTGCGTTACGGTTTACAACAAAAGTTACTCTCATACTAGTAGCATCAGTATAATATGTTTTAAGTGTATTACCTACAGTTTGCATTCCCGCTTTTTCGCTATCTATATAAAAACCTACATAAGGTGTATCATTACCTCTACATTCAATAACTTTCGCATCGTTATCTCCAGCATTAAATGATTCAAATTGAATATCAAATGTAAAACCACCTTCAGCGTTATCCTCTAAAGGTAAATAATTTTCTATTTCAGCCCAACTAACACCATTGTTTACTAATCTACCGTCTATCCAACCATTACTAGCATAATTATAATCATGTAATACCAATCTAGCTCTTTTTCCATTATCAGTTAGAACTTCACTGTCTAAATAATCTCTGTCAATGTTTTGATTTGTTTTTCTACTCATATTAAACCAAGCTTGTAAACCAGGTTTAACAAATTCTATTCTTTTAAAAGAACTTTCAGTTACTTTAATAGTACAATTTAATTCTCCTGCCATTGTACTATCAGTATTAGTAACTCTTATTGTAAAAATATGGTTACCTTTAATTAATTTATTATAAGGTATAGTTATTGTATTTGTACCTAATATACCATTAACAGTATCAAATTCTTCAGAATCTAAATAATATTTAACATTAAACATATTTTGACCTATTGTAGATATACGATATTTTAAGTCAATATCTGTACCTTCTTCTATAGTAATAGAAGTTTGTTTAGAAGATACTAATATTTGGTTAGCATCGACTACAACAACATTGAATTCTAATATATTAGATTTAAATTCATCACTAAATACTTGTAAAGTAACAGGATGTACTCCAGTAACTTTATTTTCTGCAGGAAATACATAAGTATTATAACCTTCAACAGCAGTAGTAGTATATTCAACACCATCAACATTTATTTTTAGTACCATAGTCGCAGTTCTATCTAAAGAACTTACATTAAATGGTATTTGGATAGATGCATACGTATTGAAATCTTGTTCATCATCAAATGATGATGATATTTCTATACTACCACAAACTACTGTACAATTTATAACATTTGTCATTTGACCCATATAGTCAACAGCATATATAGATAATTGATTTATACCTTTATCTAATGAACCTATATTAACACTACCAACACCTATTTTTTCTAAAGTATATTCAAGTTCTTTAGATTTTTCTCCACAAATAATATTTACATATAAATGTGCAGTACCTCTATTTGGTGTATTAAATGTATAAGGTATAACCAATACTTCATTCTCTCTCATTGTAAAACGAGATTCTAATGTTGTTGATAATGTACCAGGTTGTAAACCTCCTCCGCCGCTTAATTTTATAGTTTTAACTACTTTACCATCGGCTTTGAAATTTATAACGTTCAATTCACTATCTTCATCAACATATGTTTCTACGTCATCAAACTTAGATTCTCTTAAAGATGATTTTCCTTCAGCAGGTAATATGTTTTCTTCCTTAGTAATAGGATGAACAATAACATCTGAACCATCTTCTTGTTTGATACGCATTTCAGTATTTTGTATAATGTCCGCCATTATAAATCCCTCCTTTATTGATAATAATACATTAAGAATTTGTTTATTTAATGATATAGACGATTGTTTTTATATAGAAAAAACAAACTTATAATGATTTTATTAAAAGATAAGAAAGGAGGATTTTTATTTATGTATATTAATGAAAGTTTTATTTTAGAAAAAAATGATTTATATATAAATTTTGATAAATTTGAATCTGGAGAATCTAATATATGTCTCATAACAGGTTTATCGGGTTCTGGTAAATCTACATTAGGAAAAGAAATATCTAAAAAATATAAAGCAGAATATGTTGAATTAGATAAATTCTTTTTATTTAAATCATTAGATGAATTATCATATTTAAGTAAAACTTTTACAGATTTTTTTAAAGAAAATGAAAGTTTATATAGTATAATGCATACAAAAGAAGATTCATCTGACATACCATTAAAAGTATTAAATGCATTGATTAAATATTGTAAAAAAATAAAAAATAAAAAATTCATTCTAGAAGGAGTCCAAATATACTTATTTGCAGATGAATCAATACAAAAATATCCAATTATAATAAAAAATACTCCAGCATTAAAATCTATGTTTAGAATGTTTAAACGTGATTTTATAGAATTTGATGGTTTAAAATATCATCAATGTATTAAATATATTCCCAAATTTTTAAAAATATATATTAAAGATGAAAAGGATTTTAATGTTTTTAAAAAGAATTTTTTTAAAGGAGGTAGAAAGAATATGAATTTATTAGAAACTGATTTAAATTCTATAGTGATATTTTCAACAGATATTTTACCAGAATATATTTGTGAAGAATATTTGGCTACTAAAATGGACGTTGATAAATTTAATACAACAAATGCTGTTGAACGATATTTAGTTATAGAATTATCTCAATTAATAAAACAATCTAAATTAGATAAAATGATAGTCAATGATATAATAGATAGACGATTTAAAGAAATAATGTACAATAAACAAGACGAAATTGAACGAAATATATTATTTACAATAAAAGAAATAAAACAAATAGATCTAACATATGATACATTAGAAGCTATATTAAATAATTCAATATTTAATCCTAATAGTATATTATATTTAAAAACATTATTAAATAGTAATGGAGATTCTTCTAATGGAGAATACTTAGATATATCTTTATCTACTGAGAGTTTTTTAAAATCAATGGAATTAATTAAATATTTAGCAATGAAAATAGGTGTAAATGATGAAAGATTTAAAGTAATATATCAACAAATACAAGAAATTTTATATGACTTTAAAGATTTTTATTGTGATTCAGCAAATTATACTTTAGGAATATCTGATGAAATAGTAAAAGATAATCTAGTTAAAAATCCAGATACGATAACTATAAATGATATATACGATATATTTGATAATCTAAAATCATTTTTAATGAATCAAGTTGATTCTAAATTATATTATATGATAAATGAATTTAAATGTTTATCATATAGAATGGAAGTAAAACAACAAGAAAAAAATACACGTATAGAATCAGTTGATTTAGAAACTAAATATAATGATGCTATATATAAATTTGAAAATATGGATTTGTTAGATGACGAAGGTGAGCTTGATGTTATGAAAGTAGCCGAGGCATATCAATTAGCTCATGATATATGTAAATATCAATATATGCAAGAAGCTAAAACTACAATCATAACTAAAGGTACAAATAAAATAACTAAATCTATAGGAAATGCTTCAGCTAAATCAAGAGGTATGTCAGATGCCAAATCTAAAGTTGGTGCTATTAAAAGAGGAGCTCGTATTGTTGACGATAGAGCATCTGATGCTATTAATAAAAAAATTGATGATATAATGAATTTTTCTCGTGATGCTAAAAGAGAAAAACTTCTTACTGGTAAAAATACTGTTAGAGTTAGTAGTTGTTTGAAAAAAGCAATAGGATTAATAGTTGGTGGTGCTGCAGGTTTAGCTGCTTTTGGACCTCTTGCTGGAGCGGCTATAGGATTTATCGGAATACTTGGAGCAAGAGGAATAAGTAAAAATGTTGAAGATAGAGAAAAGAAAAGAATATTATTAGAATTAGAAACGGAATTAAAAATAGTAAAAGAAAAAGTAGAAGATGCTAAAGGTGAGAATAACAAAAAACAAAAATATCAACTTATGAGAATACAAGCAAATCTTGAAAAAGAAATAACTAGAATAAAACATAACTTAAGATATTATTAGGAGTTGATATTTTATGAATTTTAAAAAGATAGATTTAAATGATAATAATATTAGAAAATATAAAGTTAAGCATAAAGGACTTTCTCATATAAGAACAGGTAAAGATTATAAAGGGTATATTTATATAGATAAAAAAGACAATGTTGTTGGATTTATAAATATGAGAATATCAGATAAATATATTCAAGCTATTGAGGTTAGTCCCGAATATCAAGGTCAAGGTTTAGGTAAAACATTGTTAAATGAATTAATAAAAATGGGAGCAACTCGATTATCAGTAAACAAGAAAAACATTAAAGCTAAAAAAATGTATGATAAATTATTTAAAGTTGAACGAGAAGATAAATATATGTATTATATGACATTAGAAGTTTCTGATTATATAAAAGAAGGGAGGGAATTATCCACTATGAAATCTTTTAGTTTTAAAGATATGACTAATAATAATATAATAATTACCGAAAATTTTGATATAATAGAAGAGACAAATAATATGTATGATGGTGTTATTGTAACAAATATAACTAATTCCAATGTATTATTAGAAGCTGATGATGATTTGGGTCCAACCGATTATAATTCTGATGATCTAGGTAGTGGAGATGAATCTGTAGATACAGGAGGATATGATTTGGGTCCAACTGATTATAATGAAGATTCAGGAGATGATACTACTGATGATACAACAGCAGATGATACCACTGATGAATCAGGAGATGAAGATTTAACTAATGATGAAGGTGGGGATGATTTAGATTCATTAGAATCTGATACAGACGATCCATCAGCAGAACCATCAGATACAGAAGGTGGTTCTGAAGATGTTGAAAATTCAAATGACGAACAAATGAATAATGAAGACCAAAATAAAGATAATGAAAATAATAAGTTTCTCATTAAAGATTATCTTGAATTATATAATAGATTAGAAGAAATATTAGAAAAAATAAATTCTAATGAAAAATTTAAATTCTCTAGAGATGTTGTATATAATAAAGCAAGAATAAATATAGAAAAAATAAGAGATATGCTTTTTGATTATATAACTTTAAGATTTAATAATGAATCTTATGTTGCAAATCTTTATCATTTTAATTTAGTTATACAAGCAATTAATATTAATATTGCAATGATTGAGAAATCTCCGACTATAACTGAAATTAATGAAAGAAATAAAGAAAAAGAAAATAAAACTAAGAAAAATAATAAAAATGAGAAAACTAAGGGGTCGAAATAACAACAATTTTATAAGAACAAGTTAAAATATTACGTTATTGGTCGAAAAAATCGAAACAATTATGTAATATTAATAAAATCTAATAAAGAAGGAGTGTTAATTATGAATTATGAAGGTCCTACAAATATAGTTGGTTCTTTTAATATCTCAACTCACGAAGATTTCGATAATGGACTAATTATGTTAAATGAAGCATTTTTAGGAAACTACGGATTAAATGCGGTTGATGATATTGAAAAAATATGTAAAGATGATGTTCTATTTGAGCAATATAAAGAACTTTTAATAGGAGATGTTCTTAATGAACAATTCGAAGATAGATATTTAAGTTTATTCCCTGCTAAACTAGAACAATACATGGAAAATTCAAGAAATGAAATAATATATGAAAACTATGGTGTTGGTCAATTATCACCAGTAGTTGGATATACATTACCAATATTAAAAAAAGAATATATAGATTGTATATCTAAAGACTTAATGATGACTGAAATACCTGATAAACCAGTAGTTAAAGTTTCTTTCGAAAGAAAATTCTTAAAAGATAAAGATGGAAATAAATATTATATTCCAGAAATATTCTATGATGATAGTTATAAGAAAGCTAATGAATTATCTAAAGGTATTCCAATTTATAATGAACATATAGCTGCACCTTTAGAAGACTACGATCTAATGACTTCATCTATGGGAGCTGGTAAAGTAAGAAAAGGTTTAGATAAATTCTCTCACGATTTACGTATAGAAGAAGTAATATGTGATGGAGAAACTATAAGTGGTTTAGATATAAGACCTGATGTTGAAAAACAAGGTATGTTCTATAAAGAATTAATGCAAAATGGTAAAAAAATTACTATAATGGGTAAAGTTAATTATTATGAAGGTACTGTTTCTTGTTCAGCTATAGGTGGAAATCTAGAATCAGTTAAATTTGCTGGTCATGTTTCTAACCAATTCAATGACAATTCTCTAGACTTAGATAGAGAAAGAACACCAATTACATGGTCTATAGAAGAACAACAAAGATTCAATACTGCATTAACTATTGAAAAAATTAGAGATATGAAAGCAATGGCTAATATAGACGTTACTCCTGAAGTAGTAAATGATATGGCTACTGTTATGACTCAATTTAAAGATAGTGATACATTAGATTTCTTAGCTAATTCATTAGAAGTATGGAGAGATAAAAAAGATCTTCCATTCGGATTCGAAGAAGGATTCGTTGAATCAGCTACTTTCGATTGTAATGTTACATCTGGTATGTTAACTCAATCAGATTACATCGAAAAAGAACTTAAATTTAGATTTAATAAATTATTAAGTTCATTAAAAACTAAATTAAAAACTGAAGAATTAATGTTCGTTGCATTTGCTCATCCAAATAATATAGAATTATTTAATGCTTCTGTTAAATGGATGGTAGACCAAGATACTAAAGTTGGTGGATTACAATTAGCATATAAATTCGGTGTAATGACTGAAACTGGAACTAGAGTACATTTTGTTTCTTCTCTAAAAGTTCCTGAAAAAGCTGGTATAAGAGTAGTTGCTTATCCTACTACAGCTAATTATATTACATTTAAACAATATGATTACAGTTTCAATATTGAAAATATGTATCATCATCCTTCAGTTCCATTAGTACCAAATATCATGGGAACTCATAGATATAAAACTACAGAGTTATTACCTATACAAGCAGAAATGTTATTATTAAATAATGATTTCGGTATAAAATCTAAAAAGGTAACTCCATAATTATAGATACAAATAGAGAATAGATTAAATTCTATTCTCTATTTTTATTCACTAATTGCATTTTAAAAAAATATTTTAATACAATTGAATAACGATGTATAAATTTGAAAGGAGTGAATATTATGACTAAAACAGAAATGAGTTCTCATATAGAGGAATGTTTTAGAGAAGTTCAATTAAGAAAAAATGTTGACGCTAATTTACGTTCAATAGAAAGAGTTGTAAAAAGGGAATATAATATACCAATTAAAATTACAATAATAAATAATAAACAAAATAATTTCTTTGGTATGTGTGTTTATCCTTCACAAGATGAAATAAATAAAATAACAGAATTAATATTAGAAAAAGGTTCGTCATATGATATAGAAAGGGGGTAAAAGTATGCAGGATATTGAAAAAGTATATAAAGAATATATAACTACAACATATAAACATGTTGAAATAGATTCTATATTATTATATGATCAAAATCTAAATATGTCTGCAGGAGAAATAACAGCAATCTTTTTCCATGAAATAGGTCATGTTGTATTATCAGAATTAATGGTAGAAAGATTTAAACATATGAGATTATATCTTGTAAAAAATTATGCTAAAAAGATAATAACAGAAGGACCTATAGGTAAAGTAACTAAAGCTGTTATGTCATTAGCCGTAGCTCAAGCATTCTCAAATCAATTTAATGCAGAAATGATGAATGAAAAGAAAGCTGATAATTTTGCAGTTAAACAAGGATATGGTGAAGAATTGTACGAAGCACTTAATAAATTAATAATGAATGGTAAAGGGTCAGTAGTTAAAAAAACAGAAAAAGATATTGATAATGATCTTAGTGTTACTATGAATTGGGCTATAGAAAATATAGCACAATTAAAATATAGAAAAGATAAATTAAAAAGATCTCTTACATTATTAACTATAACTTCTCCTTCTAGATATATTAAGGATATGGTTGTAGATATAAAAAATAGAGTATTCGATAAAAATGAAAAAGAACCAGCATTTTTTAATGTAACAGAAGCTTTCATTTTAAGTAAAAAAGCTAAAGCTCCTGATGGAGCTATTGATAAGAGAACTAAGAAAGTAGTTAAATTAGATAATAGAGAATTAGATATATATAGAGCAGAATTAGAAAGAGTTAAAACAACTGATGATAAAATTTTTTTATTAGAAAGATTATATGATTTATTAGATATAGCAGAATATGCTAAACAAATGTGTGTTGAAAAACCTAATATGGTATTACAATCAGAAAAAACTATCGATACTTATATTTCTCGTATAAATGATTTAATACAAGAAGTCGGATCCAAACCTATCGCAAGAACAAAATATGGATTATATATTAAATATCCTACAGGTTATGAAGGATAATATATGAATATTTTTGAAACGAATAATATTTATTATGATACAGAAACAACAAATTTAACTTTCTTGCAGGTAGCTGATGATCTTAGAAAATTAGGAATAAAAAACAATAAATTTTTTCTTAGATTAAATGATGTTGGTTTAAAAGGAATAGATCCTCATAGTCCAATAGTATATAAATCTGAAGAATTAATATATAGAATAATAAATGAATGTATGAGTAATATTTGGTATTATTTAAGAGAAGTTGCGATGATAGCAGACCAAGGTAACAATAAAGGTGCTCGATATAAATTAAGTAGAGGGAATTTAGCGGCTACATGGTGTTTTATAAATAGTATATCACATTATTTTTGTATACCAAGACAATGTGGTAAAACTCAATCAGAAATATCAAATATATTATGGGCATATTTATTTGGTTTAACAAACTCAGAAATGGCATTCTTTGCTATAGATCAAGATTTAACTTCAGTTAATTTAAATAGACTTAAAGTACAAAGATCTTTATTACCATCATATTTACAATTAAATGAAGAAGTCGTAGTTGATGAATTATTAGGTACTAAAGACAAAGCCGTTGATAATGTTAGAAAAATATATAATCCTATGCCAAAAAATACTATCTACACTAAAGGTAAAGCATCAAGTAAAGATAAAGCAGTAACAATGGGAAGGGGGCTTACACTTCCATTATATTGGTTTGATGAATTTGACTTCACGAATTATGTTGATGAAATAGTTATGGCTGCAGGACCATCTTTTGTAACAGCATCAGATAATGCTATAGCAAATAATTCAATTGCTTGTCGTATAATGACATCAACACCAGGAGATTTAGATTCAGCTGCAGGTAAAGCTGCTATGAATATAATAAATAAAATGTGTAGATGGTCAGAAACATATTATGATTTAGGAGCTGAAAAAACTAAAGAAATAATTAGTAAAAATTCAGACATAGGTATAGTAGAAATAAAATACAGTTATCAACAATTAGGAAAAGACGATGCTTGGTTTAAAAAATCTTGTATGTCTGTAGGTTATGATGAAATAAAAATACGTAGGGAAATATTATTACAAAGAATACGTGGTAGTAGTGATTCTCCATTTTCACAAGAAGATTTAATGGCATTACAAGAAAAAAACTTACTTGTTGTAGATGAAATATTGATATCTGATTACAGAATAGATATTTATAAAAAATTGAATCCTGAAATACCTTATTTAATAGGAGTTGACGTTGCTTCAGGTATAGATTCAGATAATACCGCAATAACAATAACTAATCCTTATACATTACAAGCAGATGCTTAATTTAAAAGTCCAGCTATAGGTACATTTGATCTAAAACGTTTGTTATATACATTGATTAGAAAATATTTACCAAAAGGTGTTTTATGTATAGAAAGAAACCATTGTGGTGATGCTGTAATAGATGAATTATGGAATACACAAATAAGAAGAAATATTTTTTATAATGAAAAAAAAGACTTAGTAGATAATGGTGCACTTAAAGTAGATCACGGTAGACAATTAACTGAACCTGAGAAAAGAAGATTACGTGGAGTTTGGACTGGTGTTACTTCAAGAGAATTAATGATGGATTTATTAATGTTAACAGTTCAAGAACATAAAGATAGAATTTCTTCAAATTTTTTATTAAATGATATATTAGCATTAGTTATTAAAAATAGTAAAATACAAGCAGGACCAGGAGCACATGATGATAATGTGATGTCTTATCTGATAACTTTATATGTATATACTTATGCTAAAAATCTAAAACGTTGGGGTATAATAAAAGGTATGAAAGAACCTGATGCTCAAGATGATGATAGAGGAGCTCAAGAAAAAGATGCTTTTGCTTATCTTGAACAAATAGCTCCAGAAGAAGCAGAAATATTCAGAAGACAACATGAAATGAGAAATCCTGATGATTTTTATAAAGATTTGTCATCTAGTATATATAAATCACTATTGGAAAGTGAGAAAATCGATCAAGTTACTAAATCTACTAAATATGTTAAAGATGTTGATTATGAAGAAAATCAATATGAATTAGAAAATGATAAATTAAGAAACCCACATAGTTCTTCGTTGGATTTCTTTGATGATTTAAATGATTGGTAAAATAATATAGGAGTTAATCTCCTATATTATTTTTTATTTGAACATTTACAAGTAATTAAAAGAATAATAAATAATATGGAGGTATATTATGATAATAAAATTAAATAGTAGTTATGGTATTATGAGAATAAATTCTGATAATATCACAACATATTTCAGAGAGGATAATCAGTTACCGACACAATTAAATATGACAGATGGTAAGCGATATTTAGTTGAGAATTCACCAGAAGAAATAGATGAATTATTAATTGGAAGAACTAGTTATTCAGAAGAAAATAATTTAAAAACATATAGAGTTAGATATGGTGATATGAAGACAGGTAGATTTTTTGCAGATATACCAGATATAGAAGCACGTTCTATAGAAGAAGCTGTTGTTTTATGTAAAAAATATATAAAAGAACATAAAACAGACACCGATATCTTTTTTAATTTATTTAATGGTATTGAATATAATAAAATAATTATAATAGATGAATATGATAATAGACATTCAATTATGTTATATAAACATGATATAGAATCTCAGGAGGTATGAAAATGAATGTAAAATCTAAATTTATACGAGCTATACAGGAAATAAAAGGAAGACATAAATATAGAAATGATAAATATATGCGAAAATATATAAAGTCTAAATCTGAAGTTGGGGATGGTGAATTCGGTGCAGTAACAATGACAGCACAGGTTGCTATGAATGAATTGATAGATTTTTTCTTAGGAAAAGATTGGGGAGCTAAAGATAAAACAGAAGAAGAATTAAATGCAATAGCTGTTTATGAAATAGAAAATAGATTTTATTATTGTAGAGAAGATGACGATAAAAAAATAATAAAGAACTTAGAAACATTAGATGCTCAAAAAGCATTAAATGAACTATCTAATTTCTTTTTAGGGAAAAAATGGTATATTGTAGATCCTTTATGTAATTTACAAGCAAATCCTATTATTGTCATAGAAATAGAAGAAAAATGTTATTATTGCAAAAAAGACGAATGGGAGGATTAATATGAAAACATTTAAAAGTGAATTATTAGAACAAATATTAGAAATACCTGTTTTAGGTACTATATTAGAAATAAGGGGGTAATTTAGTATGATACCAGATACTAATAATGAAATAAACGCAATAGATGTTGAAAGAATAATGGGAGATTTACCTATTGAAGTTATTAAAGAAAATATATTAACTCAGATAGATAATCCGTTGTTATATACAACGGATTATGCTGATGATGTTTATGGAACATTAGAAAATGCTAAACAAGAATTAAGTCATATAGATCAATATAGAGAAGATATCTCAGAAGAATATGATAAATTTAATATATTCTTATTATCGAATGTATCAAAAAGATTTGATTTAGGTATTGATGTTGAAATACTAGATAGTCATGAATTAGACCATTTAGCTTATGATTGTTATCTATTCTTTATAGTATATCTTAAAGAAAATTTAGAAAATTTCTTATATAATTATATAATATCAAATAAAGAAGAATTAGGTTCTATGTTTGATAGTGAATATAAAAGAAAAGATGTTACTACAATGAATATGAAAAAAGCTTGTAGTGATAAAAATGATATATTAATATTATCTAATTTATCTGAGGTTATAAATTATATATTAGATATAGAATTTGATGCTACTGATTTTGTAGAATTATGTATAGAACCAGGTGAACTTGTTGGAGAAAGAATAAAAGAATTTGTAAATAATTTTACGATTCCTGGAAATTTTGTTCCATTGATATTAGATGAACTTAGAATAAATCACAATGACTTAATAGATGAATTGGTTTCAACTATTCGTTTAAATATAACAGAAAATAATTAATTTTTAGGAGGTTTATGATGGAAAATAAAAAAATGAGTTATGCTGAAGCTGAACACAAAATAAGCAATATCAAAAAAACACAAGATATTATAAAAGAAGGTAAAAAGAAATATATAACAGATGAAGAATTCGAAAGTATTGTAATGGAAAGAATGAAAACATTAGATAATGAAACAATATCAAATATGACATTAGAAGAATTAAAACAATTAAATTATGTTGATGAGAATAATAAATTAGTAGCTGAACCCGATATGGAAGATGAAGTATTATTACAATATTTAAGAGATGTGTTTATATATATGAAATCAGCACAAACATTTGATGAAGAAATGGATAGAATGTTAGATGAATATGATAGAATTCAAGATGAAATGAATGAAATAGTAGAAAAGGAAGTAGAAGAAAAAGGTGGTGGGAATTTAATAACTTATTTAAGAGGTCTTATTTCTAAAATGAAAAAAATAGCAGAAGAAAAGGGGACTCAAAAAGATATTGATAAATATGAATCAATGGATATTGGTTTTGAAGATAGTTTTAATTTAACTAGATTAATAGATTTATACAAAAAAATAAATGTTTATAATACTAAAATTGAAGCTGATAGAAAAGCAGGACATATTTATGATAAATATAAAATCAAGGCTAAAGAATTAAATATTAAAAACGATTTAGTTTATATATCTGATTTAGAAAAGAAATATCTACCAGAAAAATATCATGATAGAAATAATTTATTTGTTTTTATTTGTATGAAATATATTAGTAAATTAAGCGTAACTAAAGGAATAAATAAATATGATGAAGGAATATTTGCATCACAAATAACATCTAATTTATTTTTATTATATAAAGATAAATTATTAGAAGAAGATAAAAATAATTTATTAAATAATATTATGAAATTATTAGATTTATTCGAATAAAAAAATAAATAGAGTATGACTAATGTCATACTCTATTTTTTATATTCTTAAACAAAAAAATAAAGGAGGCGAAACGTAATGTTTAAACAAAAAGTAATAGTAAAGGATGGATATATTGTACTTAATTGTCCATATGCTGAATTCTATATACCAAGATATTTCTTACAAGATGGTTTAGCCGAAGATGCAGGTGAATATTTTAAGAGTTTTGGATTATTTTATATAAGAACATTTAGTTCAATAGATAAACCTGATGAATTTGAAATATTAAAATTACCTTCTACTATACATTTTTTCCCTAACAGTATTGAAAATAGAAAAATGACCATAGAAGGTATGGAAAATGATTATGTTGTATTAAAATTCTTTAAGGGTGATAATATAACGCAATCAGCAATAACATGTTCAAATTCAGCTCCAGAAGATTTCTTAAATACGATACTAAGAGGTAGAATACCTAAAAATATTCCTTATAAATATATATTAGAATCATTTATAAAAGTTTTTATATTAAATAAAATAAGTATACCCGTACCAATATTTACATTAGAAATGATTATAAGTGAAGTTTATCGTTATAAAAACAACCCATCTATGAAATATGGTCAATATTTAGCTAAAGCTTTTGACCCTAAAGATAAACAAATAACATATAGAACAGCAAATATACGTGATATATGTAAATCAAACAGTTCGTTTGCAGGTATATCATTTGAAAATATTGATGAAATGATAACTTCAGCAATAAATAATAATAGAGAAAAAAGAATTGAAACTAAAACTCCTTTCGAGGATGTTATTAAGTTCTAAGAAAAAAGTTTAGACAATATAATAATGGTAATTGTATGAATTTTGAATTGAACAATTATTTAAATTTAATACAAAATAAAAAAGGAGGAATATATCATGGTAATTAATGATGGTAACCCTATTTATTCTTATGATCATCCTTTTAACCAAACAATAATAAATGATAATACTATCAGTAAAGAAGCTGTTATAACTATACCTGATAGAGTAAATTATCTTTGTGTATTCGTTGGTGGTAAGGGTAGAGATAATAAATTAATAAAACAAACTAGTAGATCTGGTTTCGTTTCTGAATATGGTAAACCAGATGCATTGAAATATGGTCAACCCATATTAAATGCATGGGCTTCAATAGTAGATAGTTACTCACATGCATATTGTATGAGAGTAATGCCTAATGATGCATGTTATGCAAACATAATAGTATCTGTTAAATATAAAGTTTCTGACGATGGTTTAGTAACAAAAATGGTTGCAGAATCAGTTGGGGGATTAAATGATATTAGTAAATTTGGTTCTATAATAGATTCTAAAAACGATGACGCTCAAGATACTGAAGGATTTAAAACTGTTCCTTTATTCGGTATTGTATCTAAAGGTAGAGGAAAATATGGAAATAGTTATAGAATAAGACTTACTCCAGTATCTAGTAAAAGACCTGACCAAAGTTATAGAACTTATAGATTAGAATTATTGGATGTTGATGAAGGTAATGTAGTAGTAGAATCATTTGAAGGTACATTATATGATCACGCTATAAATTCAATATCTTATCTTTTATCAGATGTTGCTGACGGAGAAAATGATGGTTCAAGTAGAATAAATATATATAATAATGAAGAAGCTATAGAAAAAATATTCGTTGAATATCAATTAGCTGCACCTTCAGATAAAGATATGACTTATAAATTAATAGACCCTATATTTGGTGTTAATTTAGATAAATCTAGTCAAGAATTTATTAAACCTGAAGCAATAGGTGAAACTAATATAGCATTAGATAGATTAGATGGTATATCTTTAGGTGGAGGTACTGAAGGTTCTTTAGAAAAACCACCAGAAGGTAAAACTGTTGATGATATTGCAGAAGAATTATATATAAAAGCATTTTCAGGTCAATTAGATAAATCTATATTATCAACTAGAAGAACTCCAGTTAAATTTATATTAGATGCTAATTATCCTTTAAATGTTAAAAAACAATTAGTACAATTAGGTATTAAACGTTATGATGCTATGATACATTTAGATGCTGGTTTATTAACTACAGTAGATGAGGCAATAGCTTTTGCTGATGAAACTGCCGATTTAAACTATAGAATAGTTTCAAAAGAATTCCAACATTTTGAAATAAGAGATCCTTATAGTGGTAAGAGAGTTGCAGTAACTATAACTTATCATTTAGCTCAAGCATTAGCTAAACATATAGAATTATATGGTTTAGGTGTTCCATTCACTGGAGAAACTTATGCTACATTAACAGGAGCTATCAGAAATACATTAGTACCAATAATAGACGAATGTGATGAAGATGTAAAAGAAATATTATATGATCATAGATTAAATTATTATGAAGCAATAGCAGATAATGTTTTCGCTAAAGCTACTCAACAAACTGCTCAAGATGTTAACTCTGATTTATCAGAAGAACATAACATGATGGTTGTATTAGAAATAAAAGATATAGCAGAAAGAGAAACTATAGCTAGAAGATATAACTTTGCTGATGCTGAAGATAGAGCTTTATTTAATGAAGTTCTTAATGAAAGAGTTAGATACATGAGAGAATTAGTTCAAGAATTAAACGTATTATATACTATGTCTGAAACAGAAGAAAGAAAATCTATTATACATTGCTATATAGATGTTAAATTCAGATCTATATTCAAATCTTCTATTATAGAAATAAATGTAAATAAAAGAGCTTAGAAGGAGAGTGAAAAATAATGGCTAGAGATAATGTAAGAACTTTACAAAGTAATATCAAGAATAACTCTTCTAATATGCAAGATTATTCATTATTCTTAGGTGGATTAAACGTTAAAAGAGCTGCTCTTGAACAATACGACGTATTGAAAAAAGGTAAAGGTAGAATATTCTTCACTAAAATGCCTTATTTCATGAAAGAATTAATGCCTAATGCCTCTAAAAACTTTAAGCATATAATTGAATGGTTTTATGAGTATATCAGGTATTTCTAACTTAGAAATGCAAACTGACCAAATCACTGGTGGTTACGCAGGAAGAAGTTTCGAATTACCAACTATACTTCAAGACAATACACAATCTATAACTATAAAAGTTCTAGAATTCTCAGGTTCTCCAGTTAGAGAATACTTAGAAATGTGGATGTCAGGAGTTAGTGACCCTAACTCAGGTTTTACTCACTATCATGGTTTGGCTATACCTCAAACTAATTCTAATGGTGTATTAGAAAAAGCTAAAGTTGAGGTATCACAAGCAAATCATACAGGTGAAATGTTCTATGTACAAACAGATGCTACAGGATTTAATGTTGAATTTGCTTCAATGTTATGTAATATATTCCCTAAAATATCTCCTAGAGATCATTTCAATCATGAATCAGGAGATGCGGCACATGTTGAATTAGACTTAGAATTCACTTGTACTCAATATTGTTCACCAGATATAAATGCTGTTGCACAATTATTATTAAATAGATATAGAGTTCTTTATAACTATCTTGACTTCAAGAGTGATACTGCTAAAACTTCTAATGGTACTTTATATCTTGACGCAAATCAATTCCCAGAAAGTAAAATTGCTGACTGGACAACAACATAGAAAATAAATATGGTATATGAGATTATCTCATATACCATATTTTTTTAATATCCTCCACCTTCGTCACCAGTATTTTCTGTTTTAAGTTCTCCTGTAGCTTTCTTTTCTGCTATTTCTAATTTAACTCTATCCAATGATTTATCGATTTCTTCCCAAGGCAACATAGATAAAAGATTTCTAGCCATATCTTTTCTAAATAAATCTTTTTCTAATAAACGTTCATCACTATCTTGTTGGTTTTCACCATATACGTTTTTAAGTACAGTATCAAGTATTTGATCACCATATCCTATAGTATCAGCTAAGTTAGTATTAGGCAATGATTTTGGTTTTTGTAATGTATAATAGAAATTTTCTATATCAGCTTCGTCCATATCTGAACAATATAAAAGTATTTTTCTATACATAAGAGTTATACTTTCATTAAATGATTCTTGATAATTCATTACTCTTCGTAATTGTTTTGCATTTGCCATTACTAACGTTTTTGCATAATCAGCTTCATTTATATAATTCATTATAACTGATGGTACTCCCGTACCATTTATATATGATTGTTTTAAATTTTCCATTAAATCGTTCTGCATATCAACTTGTTGACCACTAATAACATCAAATTCAATACCTCTTTCTCCTGATTCTCCTACTGGCATAAATACATCTCTACCTGTACCTATCTTACCATATATGCTAGAATAATCCATTAAATCAGCTATTGATATTTGTTTACTCTTTATTTGTCTTGCTATTGAATTACATTTATTTATAATGTCTTTATCTATTCCAGATTGTTTTACGTAATTTATTTTAGTATCTTGAGATTTATCAAGATGAGTAATCATATTAAATATCAATAAAGATAGATATAATTTAGCATAAAATAAAGAACCATATAACATAGATACACCATTACCATCCTCATCTTCATTAATAGTGAATCTACATATATGATCAGCTGGTATAAATTGATAATGCAGTTTTCTTTTATACATATCATTGTATAATAATGAATTTATTATAAGGTCTTTAAATTCTTCATTATCTTCAAGATATTTTTTATTGAATGATTTTACTATTCCGTTAGCTATAACGTCTATAACTGTTCTTTCTTTTTGAGATTTGTTTAACATATTTCCAAATACACTACCTTTACCTAAAGTAGAACCAGGATTATGTCTACTACATCTATGTGTTATAGAATCCATTTCAGCATCTTCAATGTAATAATAACCTATAATATAATCCATTATTTTTATAGGAATAACTCTTTTAGGATCAAGTAGTTTTATATAACAACCTTTTACATCTGACCAGTCATCAATCTCTCTATTTCCTTTATTTGAAATAACGCCATCAGTAAAACCTATATTATTATCTTTTATACCAGGTTTACCATTTTTATATAAATTTTTATCTTCCGTTTTTTTCAATTCTTTATTCATTTTAGCATTTTTAAGTTTATCATCTTTTTTAGGTGGATTATATTTCATTAAAGGATTTAATTTATTAAATTTTTTAACATCCAATAAGGCAGTTAATGTATTATCATTTTCAATCAATGGTAATGGTATTTCATCATTACATATATTGAATTGGTTTTTTATTTCTTCATCTAAATAAACAACATCATCTTTTTTAACTTGCATAGATTCACATAAATCTTCTAATTCATATGATTCTAATGCCAATGATTTAATTTTAGAATTTCTATTATATTGTGCTTTTTTAAATAAATCTGATTTAGGTATAACATAAACATAATATTCACCATATTTTAATGTTTTTAAAACTATATGTTCTCTTACCTTATGATTTAATTTATATTCTTTTTCTATTCTTTTTACATCTTCTATAAGATCATCATATTTTTCACGTTGAGCAGTATCTGTTGAAAAGTTTAAACTTCTTGATATTTCCGCACCTATATTATCTGCACATAATATATCATCTCTCGTTGTATTAAGAGCTTCAGTTAATTCGACTAATTGGTCAGATATTATTTCTAAATCTTTAAATAATAAAGATTTATTTCTAAAACGTTCGTTAAATACTTCGAATATTGATGAATTTTTTGTATTAAATAAATCCTCTATCATAGCATCAGGATTATCTGCATTTCTAAAATTAAATGAACCTGTACCTTCACCTGAATCTTTTAATGATTGTAATAAAAAAGCTCCTAAAGATACTTTTTCTTTGCCGCCTTCTTTTTTATTTTCAGACGGATTATCATTTATTCCCATTATACTATCTATATAAAGTTCTAATCTATCTATATCTTGAACATTGTTGTTAGGATTTTTATAAGTATTCGTAGATATATTTTTCATCACATCATTAGAACCATTATTCAAGTTATTTAATTCTTTTTTATTAACAACTTTATTCTTTTTATCGTCTTTAGGCATAATGTCATTACACTCCTTTCTTAATAATTATAACACATTATGATATTGTTTTAACGATAAAAAAAATAGCCTATCGATATCCCGATAGGCTATATATTATAATTTCACAAAATGATAAAAATAATATACTTTTATATATTTATCTTTATATTCATGTGTAAATTCAAATATTGCATAAAAAGTTTTATCCATAGGAATTATATGAACATTTATATTTATTATCTTAGTTAAATTAGTAAATAATTTATGAGTTAAAAACATTCTATATCCATTAACATCATAATCGATGAATTTTTTTTCTTTGAACATATCAATTAAATCATTGCAATTCGAACATATTCCTTCACTATGTTGTATTGATATTAATTTATCTATATTTAATTCATCATTACATATATAATTTCCTATATGATATTCTCCTTCAGTTGTATTTATATAAATCTTATCTAATTTAACGGTCATGCTCTCTATTTTAGTTTTACCATTCTTAATACATTCATATATATTTTGACAAATTAATTGAATTAAATCTCCTTCATTTAATTGAAATAAATTTGATAATCCTGAAGTTTCACATAAACATTTACATCCTTCTAGTTTCATATCCGTAGAAAATATTTTTCCATTATAATCAAATATTACTGTGTTATATATATTTTTAACCATATTATTAAAAAAGTCGAGAGTGTTTAAAAAAGCACTCTTTTCTTTTTTATTATCAAATTCTACATGATATTCGTACATTATTATATAACCTCCTTATCTTTTCTCCTATAGATATTAGGTTCTGGTACTAAATTTTCTCTATCTAAATCAAATTGAAGTGCAAATTTTTCTAATACCTCTGTAGTATTAGGTAAATTAAACCATCTAACTCCTGTCATTATAGGATTATCACATAACATATTTTCTATAAATTCTTTACCTGAATCATATTTGTCTTTTTTATCTTCTTTTTTATTCGAACGTCTATCTCCCATTTCATATGCGGTATATCTATCATATACTTTTTCTTCTAATGATATTTTTCCTACAAGTGTATGTGGTCCTATATTATGAAGTATTTTAATACTAGGATAAAGAGAACTAAAGTCAAAATCAACGACGTATTTTCTAACGAATTTATTCAATCTACCCATTATAGACATTCCATTTTTATTACTATTTAATCTAGGGTCAGCAACTAATGCACCTGAGAATTTTTCATCTTCCTCATCATCATCTTTTTCATCCCAACTTCTATTATAATCAACATTTAGATTATTTCCTATTATATAACCTTGTTTATAATAGTCAACATAAGCAAGGTTTCTTAATATTCTAGTTTCACTGAAACATTGTCTATATGGTGTGAAGTTTTCTATTGATGCTATATATAATGTTTCTAAATCTGAAGTTCTTCTTTCTATACCATATTGTAAAAGTGAATCTTTTAAGTTGTATATATAAAATTTTTTATAATCTACATATGGTAATGTTTTGATATTTGCTTCTTCACTATAATCTATTTTAGCTTCACCTATTTCATTTTGACCTACTATATTTAAACTCAATGACCCTAATTCTGATTGACCTTTACGCACTTGACCGTATAATATCATTTGATCTACCCATACTGTATAATCTGATAATGTGAACCAATCTTTCTTTTGTTTTATCGCAAAATGAAGTTTATCTTCATAATAATAACATTTTTTAACTGGGAAATCGGGATGACACATTATGTCTACTGGATTATAACCTAATACTCTTATTCTATCAATAAAATAATTAGCATCGAATTTCATATTCCAAAATAATATGAAATCTCTTTTTAGTGTATGAACTAAAGCAAAATAATCACGAATCATTTTTATTTCATCTTTTTCATCATACATTAATATTTTGTATTCCCATTTCCCATAAAATTCTGTAAATAATTCTTCACATTCCTTTTTAACTTCGTCAATATTTTCTTCAAATTCTGATATTAATGGATTCTTATCATTTCTTAATAAAAAACTATAACATGTTTTAGTTTCTTCATCTATTAATGCAATAGCATTTATTGGTGCTATACCACCATCTACGAATCCTTCTATTCCTATACCGTCTACTTCTATATCTGAATATAATTTAGTTATTTTCTTTATTTTATCATTATTATATTCCAATCCCCATTGTATTCTATAATATGCCTCAGGGTCATAATCAGAAGCCATTACATATTTATATTTATGAAGATTCTTCAATGCATTTCTATTTTTTGTCAATACACAGTTTCTTAAATATTCAGCATAAGCTCCACCTGCATTATTTGCTATATCAAATAGAACTCTATTTGTTGTTGTTTTAAATACATCTACTTGGTCTAATGGCATTACATATTTACCATAATCATAAGTTCTATATTCTGGTTTTGTAAAAAAAATTTCCATTGGTGGATTTTTTATATGTTCTAAATATTTCTTTCCTGTTGATAAATCTTTATATATTATATCTATACTATCATCTTCTTTTTTATTTCTTTTTTTGTTATATATTATATTAACTAACATAAGGTCTTCTGTCTTTGTATATTTCTGTTTTAGAAATTTCATAATAACCTCCTATTTGTTAACAACTACTTTTACATTATCTTTACATTTAAAATATGTTTTTTGAGAATTTTCTACACTATAATTATCATCATATATTATATTTATATAATTATTATTATCTAAATATTTACGCATTTCGTATTCAAAATCATTCATAGCATTTAACATATTTTTATAAGATACCATAAAATCAATAGCCTCTTTTTTTTCTAGCTCAATATATTCTTTTTCACATTCTAAGTCTAAGTCGCTTATATATACAAATCCATCTTCTCTAATACCTATTTCAAGATATCCTGTACTAGAATCTTTTTTAGGACTTTTGAATAATAACGAAAATTGTCCGAAACAATTATCATGTTTCCATTTATTAAAATCTTTATCTAATAAGCATTTATTACCATTTGCTTCAAATAATGCATCCATTGTATATTTACAATCCCAATATTTACTTTCTAATTTTTTCATATTATTTACCTCCTATAAAATTCATTCATATTTAATTGTTAAAACGGAATTAAAAAAGTATAAGGCTTGATAAACCTTATACTTTTTATTTATTCATATATTTCTATAACTTTATATGATCTACCGAATTTATCTGTTGCATATTTATGATCCGCACTAAATTTTACTTTTCCTAAATCTTTTTTATCAGGAATAGGATAATCTAATACTTCATTTCCATTTTCACTTACAGCTATTATTTTCCAATCATCATTCACTGCATTATATTTTATTTTTAATTCAACATTTAAATTTTCATATAAAATATATTTATTTGCTTCATCAGATCTATTTGTTTCTTGTTCCAATCGTTTAGCAATATGATCATCTAACATTGTATTTTTTTCTGACAATTTATTTGCATACTCTATTTCTTCTGGAACATCATCTTCGGTTTGTATTGATGGTGTATTATCATTTAATGCTTCCATAAAATTATTTCTACCAACACGCATTATCTCTTTAAAATAAGTATTAGCACTATATTCTGCACTATCACCTTCACCTTCTCCTCCGAAACGTCTTCCTTCTTTAAGTTGTAAATCCAAAATGTTCTTTTTAAGAGAAGTTAATTCTTTTACTATTTGTAATTTAGTAGATTTAGTTGCTAATATGGATTGAATTAAATCATTTGTATATTTAGATACACCTTTGGTTTTAGAACCCGCCATTGATTCATATTTTTTATCTAGTTTTTTACCAAATTTATTAACTTCATCTAATAAATCATTAAGCATAGTTAGTTCTTCTGCAAATTCTTTTTTAAGTACATTATCACCATCTTTAAGTTTATTATAACTACGTTTACCACGTCTAGCTATATCGCCAGTAACATCATCTTCGTATTCATTTTGTTCCCAATCATCTGCTATTTGATAAAAATCAAAATCAGTTGTATCATCAGCAAATTGTTGTACTTGATTTAATGTATCATTTTCATTATTATTCATATCAGTCATTATTTCTTCATAATCTGATAGAAAATCATATTCTTCATTATAACTAGTATCAAAATTACTATTATCTTGAAGTTCAGGGTCATTATTTAAAGAATCAAAATTCATAACATATACCTCCTATATTATTTATTTAATAGTTATATAATTGTATTTTTATATAAAAAAAATAAAGTGGAATGAATCCACTTTATTTTTTAGATTATTTATTAGTATTATTCATAGGTTGAACTTTTTTAATTGGTTTATATTCTTGTAAATATTGATCGTCTCCTAATATAACATCAATATCCCTAGGAGTTAATAATCTATATTTCTTTATTGGCATCTTTATTAATACTTCTCTTTCATTTATAAAAGAATTATACATTCCTCTATATACAGATTTTTCTTTATTATAAGCATCTGTTAATATTTTTTCTACGTCTATAGCTTCTATATCTTCATCTATATATATTTCTAATACCCCTCCGAACATATTACAATCCGAACCACCTCTTCTAGAGAAATTTTTAGCAGTTCTTAAATCTTTTGAACAGCTTATAAAACCATTTTCATAATGTCTTAATACACTTAATACATCAGGTACTCCATTTCTATTATAGAATCCATGATATACTACTCCAGTATATTTATAATCAGCTAAATATTTATCCATTAGTTTTTTACATTGAAAATCTGGTCTATCTCCACCATATGTTAATACTGTTTTTATTTCATTGTATTTAATTATGTTATCAAAAGTGTTACTTTCTAACAATTCGTTTATTTTATCAATAATATTTTGTTTATCCTCGTCATCTAAATCTTTGCTTATAGTTTCAGTTTTTATATCTTTTATTAAATTAAATAATGCTAATTTATTAACGAAATTGAAATCAGTTACAAACGGATTCATATCTTCTACGATTTTTAAATATGCTGAATATTTTTGTGCTATTTCTAAAGATAAATCCATATTTCTTGAAATGAAGTTTATATTTGTTCTTATTAAAGCAGTTATTAAAGCTGTTTCTTTATTTCTGTCATAATCATAATCTGGTTCTATATCTTTATTTTTCCAATCATTTACAGTGATTGGAGCATTTGGAATATCATTTTCATTATTATTATCTAAAGTTCTCTTTAAATTTTTTCTACCTCTATAATAAATAATATTATCTACTTGATTAAAAGCATCGAAAACATATACTATTTTATAAAATAATGCAGAAAAATAACTATCTATATTTTCAACTGTTTGTTTTCTAATATTAGATGAAGTATAAGCTAATAATATTTTTGTAGCTAATATCACTTTTAATATAATTAAATTATCATCTCTTTTATCTAATTTATAACCGTTTCCTTGATAACCATAACCATAAGTTGGTTGTTCATCATATAAATAATCAGCAAATACTTCAATTCTATTTATTAGATCTCTAGGGACATTGAAATCAAATACCATAGCATTTGCCTTTAAACGAGATAATACTGAAGCATTTATAAAATAATTATCAAAGAAAGTTACTGTCTTATTAACAGCTTTCATATTTTCTTTATTGAAAAATTTTGAATCACTTCTCACATTTTCAAAATAATTATCAATTATAAATTCATTAAATTTCATTTACATACCTCCTATATATTAGTAATATTATTTATTTCAGGATGTTGTTTTAATATCCTTTTATTCATTTTTATAAGTAGATTAGTGTATATCGTATGATTATTCATTGCTTGAAATATATCAAACGATCTTTTAAGTGTAACCAAATCGTTTAAATCAGGATTGTTTGGTTGCATAGTTATAGGATCTTTATCAGTTAACATTAAAGTTGTTTCATAATAAACTGTATTATTTTCATCAGTAAATATAGTAGTATAAAGATTAACAACTATATCTCCGACTACTAAATATGAATTCAATGGTAACCTATCATCAGAATATAATAGTTTTTCTATATCAGTTAATTTGTCACCTTTGTTTTTAAAAATACCTTTTTTATATTTTACAATATCTTCAGATAATAATTCTTTTGTTATCTCTTTATAATCAGTTATCATTTTTCTTCCTCCTTTAATATGCTTTTGGTAAATTAGAATCGTGTTTGATATCACTTTCTATTTTTAGTTTATTTATGAAAATATTATTTCTTTGTATTGTACCTGATTTTGTACTTTTATATTTTCCACCAAGTACTTTTTTAACTTCATTCACTTTTTGACCAGTGTGTAACTCATACTCTTCTTTTAACATATCCTTTCCTCCTTGAAATAAAAATAAATGAAGTATACGAATCGTATACTTCATTCACATATATAATATATAATTGATTTCATTGACTTTTTCATCAATTCTTGAATATGATATTACCGTATTTAAAATTGTCTATATCAGTATCTGATGTTAGTATTAAATCAACAGGTTCATTATCGAACATATTATTGTGTGTTATTAAAAATACTTGTTCACAATTAACTTGTTCTATAAATTTATAAAGAATATTTATAAATTCTTGTCTATTTTTATTATCCAATGGTCCATCTAATTCATCTAAACATATTATATCATAAGATGTCATTGATTGAATTATTAAAGACAATGATAATACTATGGATATAAAACTACTTTCCCCTTGACTAGCATTGATTATATCAGGTACCATTATTCCTTTAGTTATAAAAGGAATTCTAAATTCATTTTCGTTTATTATGAAACTATCTATTTGTAATTGTCCGTCAAATACAGATTCTAATAACATATTCATTAATATAGGACAATTTTTCAAATATACATTTAAATACAGTAGAGGTATACCAGTAGATGCATTGAGAGCATCTCTTATTTCATTTATATCTTTAAATAATAAATTTAAAGCATTATATTCTTTTGTTAAATTAGAATATTCTTTTAATTTATAATCTAATTCTTCTTTATGCTTATTATCTAATTGTATATTTGAATTAATTTTATCCAGTGTATTTTGTAATTGTAAATTACTACGTTCCAATTCATGTTTTAAATTAATATTAGATTGTATTTCTTTTAATTTATAATCTACATCTTTAAAATCTTCTTTTAGTTGATTTAAGTTTTCTTTTAATCTTAATGCTTTCAGTATCTCTTCATCTTTTTTTATAATTGTATCTTTATTATCTTTTAATTTATTTATTTTTTCTTGAGCTTTTTTTATTACTTCATCATTTTTATTTATTTTTTCTCTTATTTGTAATATTTGATTTTCTATACTTATAGTATCTAATCCAAAATCTTTTATTGTTTTAAATTCTTCTACAATTTTATTTCTATTAATCATATATTCATCTAATAATTCAAATGATTCCGAATCATCTATTGCTAAATTTAATAATGTTGTATTTACTAATGGTTTTCTTTTACAAATATTATATAATATATTTTTAACATTATATTCTATGGGTACATCATATTTTAATTCTAAATTATTGATGATACCTATCATATTAGATATAACTCTATAAATATCATATAATTCATCGTAACCACTTAATTCTTTTTTTAATTCTATTAATCTATCGACATCGTCATAATTTTTATTTAATTTATCAGTTAAACTATTATAAAAATCTATATATGGGCATTTTTTATTACAAGAAAAACTTATGTTGTTTTTACCTAATATATTTTCTAACATATTATTCTTTATAGATGCTTCATTTAATTTATCTATTTCATTTTCTATTTTAATTTTATTATCAGATAATTCTTTTTCCACATTTTTATTTTTTAAAATTAAATCTGATATCATACGAATATTTGATGGTTTATATTGATTTAAAGAATCATATGTCTGCATAACTAATCGTATATTATCTTTTAGTCGAAGTAATTCATTTTTATCATATCTAGTTCTATTTGTTAAATTATTTTTTAATTTAGATATTTTTTTATCATATGATTTTATACTTTCTTCTATATTTTTTAATCTAGTTGTAGATACTGAAGTTTTAAGTTTATTTTCTAAATCTTGTATCTGATTATAATATATATCTTTTTCTGAAATTTCTTTGTTAATAATAGCAATTTGAGAATCTATATCTTTATCCAGTTTATTTATATTTCTTTCTGATAATAATTTATATTCAGTTTCAGTATTAGTTATATCCTTTATTAAAACTAAATTCTTTTCGGATGAAGAAATAATTTCATTAAGATGACGCCATTGTAAATTAACATCATCATAATCAGAACACTCTATGCTTTTTAATTTAGTTTCGTTTATTGTAATTTTTTTTATTAATGAATGTTTTTCTTTTTCATTATCCAATATTCTATTAGATAAAACAGTTATTTCACTTTCAAAATCTCCTATATCTGATACATTATATTTACTTAATTTATCAGATATATTTTTCATAACTGCTCTGACATTTCTATATTCGTCAGATACTTTTTTATAAAAATTATTGTATATGTCTATATCTGAAAATAATTTAGTAGCAAATGATTTTCTATTTGTTGCTTTCATATTAATAAGACTGGTTACATTACTTCCCAATCGCATTAACTTTAATAAATCTTGATCTATACCTAATTCATTATATACTTGCTCTTTAAAACTTTTAACATTGCCGTTACTATTCAATTCTTCTCCATTTTTACTTATATATGATTTAACTGATTTATTTTTATTTTTAAACATATAGAAATGCTTTATTATATATTCATTACCTTTGTCTTGTATATGAATTTCTTTATATCCATCCATACCTTCTTTTATTAAACAACTATCACTTCTAACATCCATATTACCACATGAAGCAAAAGGATGTAGTTCTGATAAAATAGAAGTTTTACCTGAACCATTTTTACCAGATAAAACTATTAATTTATTTTTGGATTTATTAAAATTTATTTCAATTTCAGGTTTCTTCATACCTGACATTATATTCACAAAATTTTTTAATTTTAAGTATGTTATTTTCATATAAACACCTCCATATTAAATTGTTAATATTTAAATGAATTTTTACTATTAAACAAACACATAACGATTAATAAATAAAGAAAGGAGTATAGATATGAATTATGAAGATTTTAAATTAAGACGAGATTATATAGTTGAAGAAGCATTAGTTCCATTTGGATTATCATCTAAATATAAATTTATTGATGTTACAAATGTAGATGATGATTTTATATTAGAAGAATCATCTAAGATAAAAGATAAATATCCGATTTATATTGTAGTATCTTGGTGTAATACTTTACCTGATAAAGTTATATCTGCTGTTACAAGATGTAGATATTGTCATGCAGCATTATCTTTAGATCCTTCATTACAAAAATTATACAGCTTTAATTTAGTAAATCATGTTAAAAATAAAAGAGGGGGATTTAGTATAGAATCTTTACAAAACTATTTAAATGATTATGAAGATAGTTTAATGGCAGTATTTACTATATTTTTAGATAAAATAAAATTTGATACTTTAAAAAAGAATATTAAATGGTTCATAGATCATGCTAAAGAATCAACATATAGCTTTTTAAATATAATAGCTTATGGATTACATCTACCAGTACAATTTTCAAATAAAATGGTATGTTCTCAATTTGTAGATAATGTATTGAAAAAAATAGGAGTTGATGTAACTGGTAAACGAAGTTCTCAAGTATCAGCAGCATCATTTTATAAATCAGATTCTGATTACATTTATAAATGTTACGAAGGTAAAATAAAAACATATAAACCTTCAACATTAAATAAATCAGTTAATAAAATAAAAGGTACAGCTAAAGTAGTTACTTAAAAAAATAAAGAGATATGGGAAATTTCCCATATCTCTTTATTTGTTAATTTTTAGCTTCTTTTATATCATCTAGAAGTGATTCTTCTACTTCTAATTCAGTATGCTCTATTAATTCTATACAATCATCATCTTCTAATAATTCAATACCTTTTGGTTCTTGATATTTGTTACATTGTATGTTTAAACATTGTTTTGTCTTTCTTCTAAATGTGTAATCTTCTATCGGTCTTTGATACTTACAAATATCTTTAAATTTACAAGTTTTACATTCCAATTTAGCATATTCACCTGTATTACCTTGTTT